ATGACGAAGAAAAAAGCACATAAACCTGGTTCAGCGACCATCGCGCTTAACAAGCGCGCCCGTCACGAATACTTTATCGAAGAAGAGTTCGAAGCGGGACTTGCCCTGCAAGGCTGGGAAGTTAAATCCCTGCGCGCAGGAAAAGCCAATATCAGCGACAGCTACGTCCTTCTGCGTGACGGAGAGGCATTTCTGTTTGGCGCTAACATCACGCCAATGGCCGTGGCCTCCACGCATGTGGTGTGCGATCCTACCCGTACCCGCAAGTTACTTCTCAACCAGCGCGAACTGGACTCATTGTACGGTCGCGTCAATCGAGAAGGCTATACCGTAGTGGCACTCTCCCTGTACTGGAAAAATGCCTGGTGCAAAGTGAAAATCGGCGTCGCCAAAGGTAAGAAACAGCACGATAAACGTTCAGATATCAAAGAGCGCGAATGGCAGGTGGATAAAGCACGTATCATGAAAAACGCCCACCGTTAAACCTGCACTCCAATTATTGACCAGTTCCTCACCGCGCCTCCCTCTCCGGCGGCGCGAATGAACATCTTATTGGCTATCACATCCGACACAAATGTTGCCATCCCATTGCTTAATCGAATAAAAATCAGGCTACATGGGTGCTAAATCTTTAACGATAACGCCATTGAGGCTGGTCATGGCGCTCATAAATCTGGTATACTTACCTTTACACATTGGGGCTGATTCTGGATTCGACGGGATTTGCGAAACCCAAGGTGCATGCCGAGGGGCGGTTGGCCTCGTAAAAAGCCGCAAAAAATAGTCGCAAACGACGAAAACTACGCTTTAGCAGCTTAATAACCTGCTTAGAGCCCTCTCTCCCTAGCCTCCGCTCTTAGGACGGGGATCAAGAGAGGTCAAACCCAAAAGAGATCGCGTGGAAGCCCTGCCTGGGGTTGAAGCGTTAAAACTTAATCAGGCTAGTTTGTTAGTGGCGTGTCCGTCCGCAGCTGGCAAGCGAATGTAAAGACTGACTAAGCATGTAGTACCGAGGATGTAGGAATTTCGGACGCGGGTTCAACTCCCGCCAGCTCCACCAAATAAAACAAAGGGTTACGTGAAAACGTAGCCCTTTTTTTATGCCCCGTGGCGGCAAAATGGCGACAGACGTTTGGGCGTGGCGACACAGGCAATAAAAAACCCGCCAGTGGCGGGTTAGTATGCAAACTGCTCCTGCAGGCCTTTTGGATGCGGTGGAGCTGCACTGATTTTCTCCGGGCGGCAAACCGATCGCACAAACGTTTCATGGGTTACAAACGTATGCCCGCATTCAATATTTGTACATTGGTTGTAACGCTCTTTGGTTTCGCTGGAGACCTGAAAGCTGCTGCGTGTATGTGCTGCCATTCCACACAACGGACAATTCATCATGAGCAACTCCCCTTAATCATTTTTGCTGAAATCGCAATAATGATACACCATAATTCAATATTGAGAACTAATTATTCCATTTCGAGATCATCTATTTTCACCTCAAAATCCAGGCTGGTCGTAAATCCGTTATCTGCCGTAACGGTATGGGTCAGCGTGGTAATGGTCCATTCCGCATCATCGATCTGCTTTTTGAACCCCTGCACCTTTACCGGCATTTCCGTATAGAGATCAGCGCGCCCCTCTGCCAGCTGCATAGAGAATGAGGCCACCCCACGCTGCAGGCGCTCCCATTGCATTTTTGCGGCCCGTTCCGCGTTGCTGCGGTTCGCATAGGTCCGACTGAGTACCAGCACGTTTTCATCCGTACCGACCAGGTAATCCCCTTGCTTCTCCTCCGGTGTTTTGGTTTTGGTCGTGGTTGTTTTCCGCTTACGCTTTACCTTTACCGCTTCTTTTTTTACCGGTTCCCGCGTATGCAGCCAGCTGGCAATTACGCCGGTATAAGCTCCACGGTCTGCCAGCGTAAACCGGTGACTGTCACCATCTTTACGGGTAATAGTGATAACCGGCAGCGCTTTGCCACTGGCAGTTTTACCCTGGCCCTGCCGGAGAAATAGCAGATTGCCATCTTTCACGGACGCAATAGCGCCATACTGGCGCGCCAGACGCATCAGAAAACTGGCGTCGCTCTCGTTTGTCTGGTCAATATGATCGATCGCTTTGTCGGTCAGGTCTTTGCCCAGCGCCATTTTCAGGTTATGGCGCCCGGCTATTTCTTTTACCACCTCCCCCACGGTTGTCTGGTGCCATGACTTTTCGCGCCTGGTATTCAGCGTTTCCCGGAAGTCAGCACTGCGGGCGCGAATGGTCAGACGGTCAGGCGCGCCACTGTGTTCAATTTCATCTACCGTATAACCGCCCTTTGGGAACAGCGGCTGACCTTTCCAGCCCAGCGCCACGGTGATCACCGCCCCACGGCGCGGCAGCACAATCAGGCCGTCCGCGTCGTCCAGCTCCAGATCAAGCTGGTCAGCCTCAAAGCCCCGGTTATCGGTCAGGGTCAGGCTCATCAGGCGCTTATCCAGCACCGTTGTAATATCCTTACCCTCAATCGTGACGCTGAATGCTGGCGTTTTGCTGCCGGTAGTCAGCAGCCCTGAATCTAAACTCATGACAGTAAACCTCCCACCGTTCCGCTGATGCTTCCAATCGCAGACGTTGCCGTGTTCTGCAGAATGCCCAGCTGATCGCTAAGGCTGCCGAACATATCCGCCAGCGACTCATCCACCCTTTTCAGTGACAATGAGAACTCAATGCGGCGCGGCATCCCGTCACGGAAAAATTCTGCTTTCGTCTGGTTCAGCCCCTCGATCACATACATGCCATAAATCGTGCCACTTCCCTCGATCAGGGGCCACGCCTTGCCCAGCTCCGCCATCTGTTCCAGCGCCAGCATAGACAGCCTGCCGCCGGTGATTTCCGGTAACAGCACCCCGGATAGTGTCAGCGTGTCATTATCCGGCCCCAGAAATTGCGTGGTGGCGCGACGGTTTACGCGGCTGTTTGTCGCATGGCGCCAGCTACGCTGATACTGCAGCTCCTGATAAGGGACCGTGCGCAGTTCGAAAACAAATAATCCCAGCACCATCATCATTCGTCATAGCCCCCCTGATCGCTGTAGTTACTCCGGGCCTTCGCCCTGATCCGGCGGTCACGCTCATCAAGCTGGCGCGCCACCTCTCGCGCAATGTCCTGCGCATTCTGCCCTGGCTGCGCCTGGATAATAATCTGCGTGGGCGCGTCCACATGGAAAACTGGCTGCGCGCTTGCGCCCTGCCCCATCATCACGGCGCCCGATTTCACCGGCAGGCTAAACGGATGAAGCGGGGCCGCATCGGCCGGCGCCGCAGCCACCCCCATCATCCCGGCAACCACCGAGGCCAGCGCCGCTGTGCGTCGCCTGCTGGTTACGTTTACCGGGCCGTTGATAATCTCCGGGCCGTTCTCCCCCACGATGCCAAACTGCCCGCGCGGGATATTACCGCCGGTGTCATACATCCCTGCATAAGCCGGAAACCCGCCGGGCGGCAATATCACGCTGCCGTTACCGCCCAATGTGGCAGGCGTCTGATTTGGCAGCCTGGCGCTGGCGGCCTCTTTGTTAACCAGACCAAGTTTATCCAGCAACCAGACCACACCGGATTTCAGAGACTCCAGCGGATGCAGTGCCACGTTCAGCCCTTCCGCCAGCATTTCCCCGAACAAACGCCCCATTGATGCCGCACTCTGCAGCTCTGCCGCCGTCGATTTAACTGGCGTCAGCAAGTCGGTAAACCAGCCCCACAACTCCCGGACCTTATCCCCTACCCATTGAAATATGGGCATCAATGGCGCAAAGGCTGACAGAATTGGCTCAGCTGCAGCTTTAAACCCTTCCACCACGCCCCCCAGAAAGGCGCTGATAGGCTGCCAGTATTTCCAGACCACCATCGCCACCCCAGCCAGCGCAGCCACCACCAGACCGATCGGACTCAATAGCGCGCCCAGCAGACCGCCCACAGAAAACAGCGCCACGCGCAACACTGCCAGCGGGCCTGAAACCAACAAACGCAGCACCCCGCCCGTACGGGTCACTGCAGCTGCGGTAGAAGGTAAAGCCTTAACCGCCAGCATCGACAGCGCGAACCGGATCACCGCAATCGGCCCCAGCACTGCAGCCACCGCCACCGCCAGCGTACCCAACCCGACAGTGATCGCCGCCGTCGCCGCAGCCACTTTCATCAGCGTGCCAGCCAGCACGGGATTCTGCTCAACCCAGCGCCGCAGCGCCCCTGTCACGCCTTTAACCATGCTCATGATATCCATCAGCGGCTGGCGCAGCGTTTCCCCCAGGCTACTGAAAGCGTTCTGCGCGCCCGTCTTAACCAGCAACCACTGCGCAGACAATGAATCTTTATTAATGTCGGATTCTTTCTGCATTGAGCCGTTCGCATCAGCTCCGGCGGTGAGTTTCAACTGGCGCTGCAGCTCCAGCAGGTTGTTAGCCAGTTTCGCGGCATCATCGCCAAACTCTTTACCAAAAATCATCGTCATTGCTGACAGGCGCTTATCCTGCGGCAGCTTGTTGACCTTCTCCAGTACGCGCTGAATAGTTCCCATGGCATCCGTGGTCATCTGCTTTTCAATCTCTGCCGGATTGAGTTTCAGCAGGTCCATACCTTCAAAAAAGCGTTTGCTTTGCATGGTGGCAATGGAAAGCTCACGCACCATGGCATTAGAAGCGCTGGCGGCAATTTCAGGCGCGGCGCCCAGAGAAAGGAAGGTTGAACCCAGCGCCGCCGCTTTGCGGAAGTCGAGGCGGTCAGCCACGCCCCCCATGCGCTGCAGGACGTTGATAATATCCCCGCCCTTTGACATGGCGTTATCGTCCAGGTAGTTCAGCGCATCACCCAACTGCTCAATATTGCGCGTAGGCACTTTATACAGCTGCGCTATTTTTCCTAACCCTTCCGCCAGTTCATCTGCAGGCAATTCAAAGGCCGTTGCTGCTTTAGCCGCAGTGGAGGCAAAGGCCAGCAGATCGCGCTTCTGGTCCTCAAAAGGATCATCCTGATTGATCACGCCCATGCGGGCGCCCCCCTCAACTAATGCCGCGTAGTCAATCGCGCCGTTCTCCATCGGCAACTGCTCACTGGCTGCTTTGATGGCATCCTGCATTTCATAAAACTGCTTTGTGCGGTTGCCGTTGTCGTCACGCAGTCCGTTAACCTGTTTTGCCACGCCTTTCATGGCATCTTCCATGCTGGCATAGCTCCTGACCGCAGCCACAACCGGTGCCCCCATCGCTGCGCCAGCGGCTGCCGTTGTCGCCCCGGCGCCAGCGATGCGATCACGAACTTCAAGACGGCGGGAATACTGCTCACGGACCGCATTCATTCGCGCCTGCTGTTCCCCCAGGCGTTTGAGTGATTTTTGCTGGCGGTCCAGCGCCTGCCGCGTTTCGTCAGCATTCTGCCGTAGCGTGCGCTGGGCGGAACTCAGATTTTTTGTACTAATACCCGCAGCACTTAATTCATCCCGCTGCCGCTGGGCAGATTGACGCAGCCCGTCAAAGGTATCTTTTAGCTGGCTGGCACGGCGTTTAGCCTGCTCCAGTTCTTTCGCCTGTTTTTTTGTCGGATTGCTGGCTGCAGAAAATGCATTCGCCAGTTCAGATACTTTCTGGCGCGCAGCCGCAAGATCGTGTTTTGCCCCCTCGAGCTGGGTGCGGACCTTGCGGAATCCATCAATACGGGCGGCCTGTGAATCAAGCGCTTTGAGGCTGGCGCGGCTTTGCTGGATTGCGGCTGCCAGCTCCTTAGAGCTGGCCTGCGCAGAACGGAAGGGGCGGGTGAGTTTATCCACCGCATTCAGAATGACCTGCAGGCGCAGGTTGTTATCGCTCATCGCTGGCTCCGCTTCTCTGTATCGCTTTGTACCGCCATTCCAGCACTTCGGTCAGCGGCATAACGTCAGTGACGGAGGGCGGCCAGTGAAAAATGGTGGCAATATCTGCCACCAAATCATCTACCGTCAGGCAGTCGGTAAACCGGCAAGCACCGACTTCTTCAACAAAAAAGTGACCACCTCAACAGACAACGAGGTGAGATCGGCGGGGTCCAGCTCTGCCATTTCCTGCGGCGTCAGCGTCGGGGTGGAAATGCGGGGGATCACCGTCATCATGGCGCCCACATCCATATCCATAAGGGCCTGCAGGCGCGTGCCACGCAGTGCGCCGGATTGCGGCTTACGCAGTACAATTTCAGTGATTTCAGTTTTACCGCGCTTGATTGGGGTATCCAGCTGCACAGTCTTTTCAGTCAGTTTATCGCTCATTATCTTTTCCATTAGGGTTATTGCGCGGCCTGCCGCGCCATCAGGTTAATCAGAGGCCAATTGCGTTGCGGTGTTCTTCCAGCAGGTCCACACCATCACAAATTTCGACCATATTGATAACATCGACCTCATAGAGCACCTCACCGGCGATCGTCAGCTTCGCATAGGTATTGGTGCTGCTGACCTTCGTGGAATTGCTCTCGCCCGTTTTCAGTTCGCCAGCATCCACCTCTTTATGGCGCCCACGTACAACCAGCTCAACCGCCTGCACTTCGCCGGTATCGTCACGCTGAATTGAGCCAGTGAAACGCAGCTGGATGCCGTCGACAGTGGCTTTCCCCATCTGCTTGTATAGCAGTGACTCCATACCGCCAATTGAGAATTCGGTATCCAGCGCGCCATCATCCAGCCCCAAATCCACATCTGCAGATCCCGGCATCCCGCCGCCGCGATATTTTTCAAACTTGCGTGAATACTTTGGCAAGGTGATTGACTCAACAATCCCCATCCAGTTGTTCCCGTCGTTAAACAGGTTCAGGTGCTTTAACTTGCGTGGTAATGCCATGTATCCCCCTTATGCGCTGACGCGGCTGGCAAAATCGACCAGATAGCGATCGGTGATGCGCTGGCGCAGCATCAGATTTTCAAGCGGCGGCACTGGCGTATAGTCGTAGTCGATCGCCAGCTTCCCGGCTTTCAGGGTGTCCTTATCGTTCACCGACTCATCCAGCCAGCAATCACCACCAATCAGATAGCCCTGGTTAACCAGGCTGCGCATTTTGGCGCGGATACCTTCGATAATGTCGCGGGCCAGTGATGGATTCAGCGGCATATCAACTGCCCACATATGCGCTTCCGCCATGGTGTCAGCCAGCACCTGCGCCGTGCGGGTGTAGTTTTCAAACTGGAACAACGGATCATCACTGAGGCAACGGGAACCCCAGAAGCGGAAACCGTCTTTACGAATGAGGGTGGTGATATCGTTCTGGTTAAGCAGTCCCGCATCCGTTGCCGGGTCCTGCAGATCCCAGGACACATCAGCGGACAGGCCAGTGACGCCATTCACGCCCACGTTAGACAGGGTTTTGTGCCAGCCGGTCTGCTCGTCAATTTTGGCGCGCATACCCAGCGCGCGAGCGGTGGCAAAAGCCGTCGCATCCGCCTGCAGCACGGTGTCAAAGTTGATAAAGTCAGGCCAAATCAACATCCCTTCACGCTGGCTGAAATTCTCACGATAGGCGATCGCTTCCTCCACCGTTTTGCAGCCATAGGCGGAAAGGTAAGCGAACCCGCGCAGGCTCTGCGCCACGCTAAGCAGTTCAGTGGAAACCGCCTGCGTATCATGGCCCGGCACACCGAGGATGCGCGGCTTAACGCCCAGCTGCGACTGCGCAGACAGCAGCGCTTTGATGCCCGTTTTTTTACCGTCTGCCGTGACGCCGCCGATAATATTGGCGGTGGTTTCAGCTTCGGTTTCACCCTGGGCCACGCGGATAACCACGGTGACAGGCTTTGCCTGATCTGCAATAGCATCCAGCGAGCGGGCCAGCGTGCCGGACTCGCCTGCTTTGCCGCTGGCGGTCAGCACATCGGTCAGAAGGACCGGCTTATTGAGGGGGAACACGGACGCATCGGCATCATCGCCGGTGCAGACCATGCCCACGATGGCAGTGCTCACCGTGGTAATCGTTCGGGTGCCTTCGTTGATTTCTTCAACGCGCACGCCGTGGTGGTAATCCTGAGCCATAAGGCATTATCTCCGGTTGACAGGGATGCCTTATGTTCTGGTTGATACGCACGCGGCGCACGTTTTTCTGCCTGTGCCATCACTGACACAATAACGGGGTTTTCAGCCTGGCTGGCTGGCGGGAAATTTCTTATACAGCGTGGAAATACCCACATCAAAAAGCAGCGCCACGCGCTGACGTGTTTCACCTGCAGCCAGTAACCGCCCGGCCTGCGCCCATTGTTCCTGTGACAACTTTGGACGGCGCCCGCCGATTCTCCCCTGCGCCCTTGCTGCTGCCAATCCCGCACGGGTTCTTTCCACAATCAGTTCACGCTCCATTTCAGCCAGGGCGCCCATAATGTGGAAGAAAAAGCGCCCCATGGGTGTCGAGGTATCAATGCTGTCCGTCAGACTGCGGAAATTAACAGCCCGCTGCCGCAGTTCCTCCACGAGAACCACCAGATGCCGCATACTGCGCCCAAGTCGATCAAGCTTCCAGACAACCAACGTATCTCCCGGTGACAGGGTTTTAAGCAGCTTTTTTAATCCGGGGCGGTCCGATGTTTTACCGCTCATTTTGTCCTCAAATATCAGTTCACATCCTGACCGCTCCAGCGCATCACGCTGCAGTGCCGTGTTTTGTTCATTTGTTGATACGCGTATATATCCCACTTGCATCTGCTTTCCCTCACGCAAAACCCCGAATGATGCCAGCCAGGCAGAAAAACTGCATTTTCTTAAACGTTGGTTTAAGCGAATCGTTTTCAGGCCGGGTTTTACGGGTAAAAAAAATTACTGCCAGCCAGTTATATGAATGGCCTGATGATGTTGATGATATCGACGTAACCATTGTCGCCGGTGGTGGCGGTGGAGGCGCCGGGGTATCCGTTCCTGTGGGGTATTGTTCTGCTGGTTCAGGTGGCGGCGCCGGTGGTTCGGCACGCTCACGGTATAAGCGCGGGGATGTACCGCTCGCTATTCAGATAGAAATTGGTGCAGGTGGTAAAGGTGGTATTGCGGACGGCGCACAACCGACCAGCGGCGGCAATACAAAATTTGGTGAGCTTATGCTTGCTGAAGGGGGAGCAAGAGCCGCAAACGGTCTTGCCTTTCAGCAGACTGGCGCGTCTATGTTGATAGGCAATGGCGGCGGCGGTGCAGCGTATGGCGGCAATCTGTTTTCCAGTCGTGGAGGCTCAGGAACGCCAGCGGTATTCCTCAGCAATGGCTATGAGTCTGGGGCCGGTGGCGATTCAGTGTTTTCTTTCGGCCCACCGCCGTTAACAACAAATATCAGCGTTGCCGGTTATGACGGTGTGGATGGTGCTGGCGGCGGCGGTGCTGTCATTATTGAAAATACCGCCGGTCGAGATGGTGGCGATGGTGGCGATGGTGTTTGCCTGATTGTGGAGTATTCAAAATGAATCGTTTTGCGATTATTGATAAAGGAGTTGTGATTAACATTGTCAGCGCTATCAACCCTGCTGATTTAAATTACCCGGCATCGGATGTTATCGACATTGGTGATATGAGTATTGAGCGCGGATATATTCTTTCTGGCGATGAGTTTTCAGCCCCACCGAAAACAAAAGATGAAGAAATCTCCGCTGCTTATCAGTTAAAAATGAGGCTAACATCGACCGCGAGAGAAATTGTTTCGACTTTACAGGCTGATTTATTACTAGGTGAAATCAGTGATGAAGATAAAGCGCGCCTGATTGAATGGCGCGCCTATCTGAAAAAAATGGAAACTATTAATATTCAGGATGCGCCGGGCATTAACTGGCCTGAGTCACCGGCGGTGTAGGCCATACGGGTTTTGTTGTATCAACTCGCATCAGCAAGACCCTGTATTTTATCCATTCAGCCAGCGCTGCGGTTTCTCCTTTCGTCGCGATTCCTGAGTTAACAGCATCCTGTCGCCATGCTATTTCAGAATCAGCCGCACCGCGAAGTTGTGATTTTTTCCGCTCAGCATCGGCTACATCCGCCGCCTGTTGAGCATCTGCGTCCGTCACCCACTCGCTACCGTTCCATATGTCATATGCGGTTGTCGGGGGTAATGTTGTCACGCCGTCAGCATAATCGCCCAACGCACCAACAACAGATGATTTCCCGGTCATTGTGTCATACACAATATCCCCTCGATGGTCAGCGACATACATCCAATCGCTCAAATCAGCATTACGACAAATAGCAAACCCATCTTTATTTTTGGGTGGCGCATCTGTGCATGAACTGGCTGGAATGCCAACACCTAAGGGAAGATATTCAACCGAACGGCCAATATATTCGCACGTCGTTTTATCATAGTTATAAACAATAATATTCCCTGCTGTTGTGGCAATATCATTTGCGCCTAAAATAGCGTCATTCATCATGCAGCCCTCACAATATAGTTAAATGCAATATTACGCGGCCTTGCGTAGCCCATATATTGAACACCATCGCTATTGCTCGGCGCTGAAGTCCATGTTGATGTCGCTTGAATGGCTCTTGCCCTTATCAAATCGCCATTGTTTTCACTTTTGTCCCATCCGAGGAGCGCAAGGGTATTCAGTGAAAACTGAACAATATTATCAACAGCGGATTCCCGTTCCTGAACTAAATAAGAGCCCTTTTGCCATGACAGCAATGTACGCCCACTATCAACACCACGACCATCATCCCATCCACGGATAAACTCACTGCGCAAATCAGGTAATTTCAGCGCTGGATAAGCCAGTGCCAGTTTCGGGTATTGCTGCGCAGTAAACGCAGCACCATTACATTTCAGCCACCCAGCCGGTGCTGTTGCGGTAGGCCACGGAACAGGGACGCCAACGGGCAACGCCGAGCCATCTCCCAAACCAAGGTATTCGAGAACGCCTGCGGCATCCGTTTTGCCCAGCATCAAACGAATAAAATCACTCAAATCAGCCAGCGCGGCTGCCTTCTCCGCAGTGAAATATGGAAACTTTCCTTTAGCCGGTTTCAGCTCCGCCAGCGCGGTCAGGGTATCGCTTTTCTGCTGCCGGGTTTCAATGAGGTTATCGACATAGCTACGCGTTGCCAGCACTACAGATGGATCGATTTTCAGCGTGATGTTATCGGTGCTACTGGTGATCAGCACCATGCGCACGGTCTGCGTGCGTCCGCTACCTTCAACGAGCTGCGGCTTATAGCTTTCCGGGCAATTCCCCACGGCAATCAGCGCGCCGGTCTCATCGAACAGTCCAACCTCGCGAATCCACCAACCGCCCTCAGTTTCAGGGATCACTTGTTCAGCAATAATCTGGCTACTGTTCTGTGGATCGATATAAAGCATATTCAGCGCGGCGCGGCGTTTTTCTGCAACCAGCGCCGTCTGTTTTGCGTCAGGCGTCGGCAATGCTCCACCGCCGTCACCCACCGCCATCTGGGTAATTTTCAGAGGGATACCGAGCGCGGCAGCGCTTGCCAGCTTCGCCGCCCCAATATCCGTCATCAAGGTGTAAAATTTTGCGCTCATGGGTTCACTCTCATTGTGTCGATATCGTGGACCGCGCCGCTATGGTACGCAGTGCCGCCGGAAACGATGGTTTCATTGATATACGGGTAAATCGTAATTTCTTCGCCGGTATAGGTCGCGGCTCCGAGGTAATACGGGCCACTGGTTTGCAGATTGATAGACATGCCGATCAGATGGCGGCTGCACGGTTTTGCATCACTAATCAGGCGCTCAAGCTCCAGATAGGTTTCCTCTGTGATCCCCTGGTCCTGCACACCTATATCCAGCCGGAATGTGCCCGGCTGCTCACCGTTTTGCCACCACTCAATAATGCGGATCAGGAAACCAAACGGCTCAACCACGCGACGAACGGCGCTGAGCGTCCCTTTGTGCTGATGAATATAGAAAGCATCCTGCACTACCCGGCGTTTTGTACTTTCGGCCCAGCTTTCGTCCCAGCGGTCCACTGAAAAAGCCCAGGCCAGATAAGGCAGAAAGCGGACCGGACACGTTGCCGGGTTCCACAGGTCGCGCAGTGGAACCTGCAGATCAGAAATGCCGCTGCAGGTCAGAGCCAGGCGACGCTCAAGGGCAGATGAGCCAGGCGGCAGAAGCGTGTTGTTACTCATTTTCGGCAACCTCACTCGCCACCGATACATCACACCCATCGCAAAAACCGGATTCTGTGCGGTCCATAATGATATCGGCGGCAGGCTCAATCATTTCTACCCAATCCACCCCGGCAACACGTAACACCGCGCCATAAGACTCACTGCGCACACTTCGGCCCAGGCGCTTTTGCTCAATCAGGTATGCGGCTAAATTCGCGTTAGCCGCCTCAAGGCATGGCCCTGCAATGACACCATCAAATAGATGCAGTTTTGCTTTAACGCTGTAGTGGTGAATCGCGGCAGACTGCACCGTGACACGGTCCGCAATGGGCCTTTTATCTTCCCCGTTTACCGCCAGCGCCACCGCGCCCAGCAGCTCCTCGGATGCGGTCCCATCCCCGTCATGACTCAGAACGGTAAGCACCACCTCCGCCGGGGCCGGGCTGGTCGCACTGGCATCAGCCACGCGCCCATCGGCACTTTTAGCGTGAAACTCATAGGCCGCAGATGGCCCTGCAACGGATAGCCCTTCAAAGGCTTCCGGCACGCGCTGGCGTAATGCATCATCACTTTCCATCACAGCGGCGACCGGCGGCACAGAGTCATCATCTGCTGGCGTTACCGTCAGACGTTTTACGTTGTTGTTTCCCGCGAGCTGATCCAGATCGGTACCGATGGCATAAGCCGCCATGACAGCCTGCGCAGCTTCATTGATACGCTGACGCAGCAAAATTTCACGGTAGGTATTTTCCTGCAGCTGCTTGACGATGGGATCAGACTCCAGCGCCAGCGTGCGCGCCACAGCCTCCTGTTCGTCTGCAGGATAAAGCGCGACAAAATCCGCCTTGCGTTCCGCCAGTAGCGCTTCAAAATCCGGCACATCCACAATCTGCGGCGGCAGCAGTTGGGAAAGGTCAATTACTGCCATTTTCAGCTCCTGTCGATATGGAAAGAGAAACTGCGGCGCCATCGTTGCGCTGCCCGGAAAGCTCCACCACCATCGAGCCATCAAAATTTGTGCTGATAGAAATGGCATCCAGCGTCAGGCGAGGTTCCCAGCGGCTCAGCGCCACATAAACGGCAGACATAACCTGCAGGCGCAGCGCCGGGTTCTGAGGCTGATCGATAAGCTCAGAAAGCAGCGAGCCATATTCCCTGCGGGCAATCCGGCTGCCCTGCGGCGTCAGCAAAATATCCCGCACCGATTGGCGCAAATGGTCCGTATCCGTGATCGCTTTTCCGTTGGTCTGACTCATGCCCAGATACATCGTCATACCGGCCCCCCTGATTTATCACTGCCAGCTTTCACACCATCATGACCGTGTTTATCAACCACAATGTCGTTTGAACTCATGGCGCCGCCGCCCTGGGTAACACCGCCGTTAATCACCACATCACTGTTAATCCGCGTATTGTCAGCCTCCACCACAAACTCACTGGTTTTAAAAGTGACGTTATCGGCAGCCTCGATCACCATGGATTTGATGCCCCTAACATACCAGCGGCCCGTGGCGGGTTCGTATTCAAACCAGCCGCCATCGTCATATTCGGTCACGCTGCCGTCCTCAGAATCAGACGGCGGCGGGTACTGATTGGAATAGACGGCAGGCAGCGCAAAGGCGGTTTCAAGATTGCCGCCAAGACTCAGCAGCACAACCTGCTCACCCACTGACGGTTTCCACCACGTACGTGATTTACCGGCGCGGCAGGTCAGCCAGTTAACCCAGTTGGTTTCGAGATCGCCTGTTTTCACCCGGCATAGCCAGTTCTTCCGGTCCACTTCCGTTACAGTTCCGGTGCGGATCAGATTGGTGATAAGGCGCATGATTTCTGTTAGCTGTGTATTCATTCCAATACAATGCAGAGAATACTTTCGATCAGCACTCTGTTGCTTTTGTATGGTGTTTAATACAATAATCAGAATCAAGTCGAACAAAACAGCATGAGTTAAGAAATGTCCCTTTATAAATACGTTTCAGCCACAACGCTCGAATACATTCTGAACGGTTCAATACGATTCACTCAACCCGGAGGATTTAACGACCCATTCGAATTAGCTTTAGAAGTTTACAATCCTACCCTTAATGAAGATGAAAAAGTAAATATACAATTTGATGTTTTATCGCAAGATGATTTAATTAATAAATACCTTCTTGATAAGGACTTTCAAGACGACAATTGTAGTGATGTTTTTTCTCGCGAACTTATAAGTAACCTAAACAAAGAAATAGGCATACTATGCTTATCTAAAAATTCAGACTCCCATCTAATGTGGGCTCACTATGCCGATGAGTATAGCGGTGCTGTCATAGAGTTTGATGAAAACCATGAATATTTCTCTGGCTTAACTGAAGTTAAATATGAAAAAGATCGGCCAATTATTCACATGAATTATTTCCTAGAAAATAAAACGATCCCAATTTCAAACCTATGCATCAAGCCGGACATTTGGAGTTACGAGAAAGAATTCAGAATAACAAGGTCATTAAGAGACTGTAAAAAAAACAAAGCCAAAACTAAAAAGTTCGATATTTACACGAACGAAATACCTCTTGATGCCATTAAAACCGTTACACTTGGCGAGCGATGCTCTCTAGAATCTGCTCGCAATACATATCATAAGCTTAAGAATACCCATGTTGCCTTGAGTATAGCTGCATTAGCAAATTGGAAGTATGAATTCCGTTATGAACCAATAAAATTTAATGAGCCAATCAAAAATATGTCCCCGATGATCTCACCACGCACAGCGGAGATTTTTGCAGAAGATAAATCCTCGTTAGGTGAAGTTGCAAGATACATCCTCCAAAAACACCCAATGAGCAAAATAACTAAATGGCGATTATAACAATCGACATAACCAATTTATCATGGTGTCTTTGATCAATCTCTCAGATTCAGAGTTGAATCCAAGGAGGTTACGTTCTGTATAGCGGATTTCTGGTCCCTTGCGGCTAACCCGATCGCGCAGACCATAGTGGTGTACGCGGGCAATGCGCTGCACCCGCCCCTCAAACTGCACGCTGGCAGAATCTGCGCTGGCGGTGGCTTTCAGGTATTTAGCGGTACGCAATTTGGTGAACATCTGCCGCTTAATTCGCCCCTGCTTCGTACGAGCCGTAACGCGGCGCGGCTCGTAGCCGCTGCCATCCGGGTTACGCTGCAGCCTGATGTTTTTTTGCTGCGTGCGGCGCAGCTGCTGCGCCAGCTCGCGCAGCATCCGCTTTCTTTCTGCCGGGGCGAGGCTTGCCAGCAGGGCTGTTAGCCACGCATCAACCTGCTGCAGCTCATCCACGTTTCACTGTCCACATTGCATCATCAGGGTTTTCCGGCTCCGGTACAGCCTCCACGCTCGACACGCCGCCGTCAGTGCTGACCACAACGCGCTCCGTCAGCTGCAGGTCTATGCTGATATCGCAAATATCATTGCGCAGAATATCCACCTCAAAGCTAAACAGTTTTTCCCTCAGCTCCGGATTATTGATAGCGTCAGGCTGGTTAATGCTCAGCCACTGGAGGATCGGTGCCATCAACAAATTCTGGTCGCCGCTGAAATCGACTATCACCACGTTCAGGGTGTACCGGTATTCCCATGAAATAGACGGCGCGCCGGTCGCCACTACTGCGCCTTTGTCCACGAACATATGCAGCTTGTCCGGGTTCTCCCGGATGTACTGCACCGACTTATTGAGTGCGTGGCGTAAGGATTGAGGCTTGTTCACTGTTTCGCTCCTGGCAGGCAATAATCACATCCACCTTATCAGCGCAGATGGCCCATGCAGCCTCGGCTTCATCAGCCGCCGTAAGCAGATCGCCGTTAGTCCTGGCTGACGACTTTTGCAGGCGGCACTGTGTTATTTTCGGACAGCCATTCACGGTAAGCTGCACCTCCGGCGAGCGCGGGGCGGTCCCGCAACCTGATAACGTCAGGAGGCAAAGGAGTATCAGACCAGCGCCGCAAATCATCGTTTTCACGTTTAAGCTCCTCAATACGCCGTTGCCGCTGGCGCAGTAGCGCGGTGGATTCTTCCGCCGCCGCATAAAGCCGCGCCTGCTCCCGGTTGTTGGTTTCGGTCAGAACAGACAGCGCGATCAGCTGACTGCTGGCGCGGGCCTGTTTTTCCTTGCTGGCTTCAAGATCACGTCCCTGCAGCTCAATCGTCTGCCGGGCCTTGTTCAACTGCCACGATTGCCAGCCAAGCAAGGCAAGAACCAGCGCTATCACCGCCGCCAGTATGCGCATCAGGCCACCGCCACTTTATTTTTCATTCCGTTACGCTCCCTTTAAGCACCAGGACAGCTCCCGCGCGCGGCGGTTATCCAGCCCCTGATTAAATACACCGTTGACATACACCCAGCGCGGCAGCTGATAGCACGCATCCCGCCAGCGCTTCTGATTAATAAACTTCACCATGGTGGAACTGCAGGCATTGCCGGTCCCAACGTTAAAGGCCAGAGACACCAGCGCGTCATAGACAAACTGCGGAACATCCACTAGGACACAGCGCGCCAGCGCGGTTTCAACCCTCAGCACGTTGGTGATGAAGTTCCCCGCCGCCTGCCGTTCTGTAATGGTCCGGCCCGGCTTCACGCCTGACGTGTTGCCGATGCCGTCAGTCCACACACCCGCATCACACTGATAAGGCTGCAGGCGACATCCCTCGTAATCCGCAATCAGCTTTAATCCTTCCACCGATGTGTGGAGTTGCTGAAAACCCGGCAGCGTGGCGGCAATCGCCAGCACCACACCGATAACGCAGTTTTTAACGGCCCGCAGACTCATATTCACCCCGGCTGATTTTTCCGCTGGCAAGCAGCTGATAGGTCTTGTGCCGGTAGTACCAGCTGACCAGAAACATGCACAAACCCAGCACCATTCCGGTGATGGTCGCTGCCGCCTGCAGATCAAAGTTCCCAAGCTTCGCCATGAATAAGGCGATGCAGTACGTAACAAAGGCGCTGATTCGTTCAAGCGTCATAGTTCAGTCCCATAGCTGGACGGTCTGCACCGTGGTCGTGGCGGCAATATCCGGCAGCTCCACCTGCAGGCCGTGTGGTAAAAATGGGCCATATTCAGCCAGCCCCGGATTTGCCTGCAGTACCTGTTCCGTGACGCCCTGCGTGCGTCCGTAATGACGCCAGCAAAGCGCGTCCACCGTGTCATTCTGGTACGCACGCACTTTCATCAGATCAGCTCCACCGTGCAGTGCGGCGCATCCTGTACCCGACTGATAGCCCAGCGGGCATCCCGCCACAGGTCGCCGCTGGCCTCCGCCAGTTCCTCTCCCCGCTTCACGCCAGACGCCGTGGCGTCATAGTCCTGATAACGCTCATTGACCTGCGCACGCGCCCAGCAAAAAACAGCATTGTGATAGTGGTGGATGCGCTCGCTTTTACCGTCCAGCTGCTCCGCAGGCACATCTGCCAGCGTCATAAACCCCAGCATCTGCTGGCGCTGGCGGAAGGTGTAAAGCTCTGCGTTAACTTCTGACATAGCGGAAAGGATCAACTGCTTTAAACGTGGTGCCGTCACCGTGCCGTCCGTTCGCATCACGCTGCGAAATTCCGACAAATCAACATCAGGCCAGAACGGCGTATTTTTGATGACTTCGGCCTGTTCCGGTGCCTGTTCGGGCGCAACAAACTTCATGCGGCTTTCTCCAGATTAGAGGGCGGTGGACGGGGTTTTGATGTGGCGTTGCCTTTCGCCACCCCGTGCCGCCCGTGCGCGGGGCACGTTCGGTCAGCTACTGGCGGCGCGCAAACGGCGCTCCAGTTGCTGTTTATCTTTCTTCACGCCACAGTGGTTATCGAGCTGCAGCGCATGGTTGAGGTGGTTAAGCGCTGATGCGGGGCTGGATTCAGCCAATACAAGGCCGATTGCTTTATGCAGTCGCGCCCGTGACTGATCCGGCATATCGTGATCGGCGGTAAGGTCCAGCGTCTGCAGAAGCGGCTCAGCGTCAAAGCCCGTTGCGGCAATCAGGGCGCTTTGCGCCGCGTCTGCAATTTCTTCCGCCAGCACCGTCTGCACGTTCCGATTGCCAATTGGCATCACCCAACCCTGACGCAGCGCATGACGCCCGATTTCCAGCGCTCCGGCATAATCACCGGCATCGATACGCCATAGCATCACGAACATCAGCACATCGTCCTGCTGCGTACCTCCGGCAGCCAGCACCCCCTCAGCCCAGGCGGCATACTTAGGCAGCAACTCAACTTTGATTTGTGCCTTTGTTACCGTGGACTGGATGCCTTTAAGGCGGCGGCGATCCTCCGCCAGCTGCAGCAGCATCAGGTCATAACCTGACGCATGGCGAACACTGCCGCCCTGACGGGCGGCCTGTTCAGCCTGGACGCGCAGGCGGTGCTGCCTTGCGGGACTCAGGCTCATGCATTACTCTCCGGTATCTGGTGCTGGGGTACTGAAATCACCGTACTCGATGTTTTCAACCAGAGCCGCGCAGCGGTAGTCCTCCACCACAAACGCCTCATTGACCGATTCAAAGTTTTCAATGCGATCGCGTTTCGGGTTATCGATGACAGAACGGCGGCGGGTATCTGCCTGCCAGTAAATGGACAGGTTATCCAGACGTGTGATCAGCAGGGCATTTGCCGGGAAGAACGGCGCGCGGACCGCCTGCAGGCCACCCATGCGTTTCTGGCTGATAATGAGATCGGCAGCCAGCTTTTCACTGTTTTCCTGGTCCTTGTTGACGAGAGGGAAATACTTATCGGACAGCAGCTCACGACCACAGATCACCACCAGTTCATCATCGTCCTGGTACACCACATCGATCAGTTCGTTGACGGCATCCATCACCACGGCGTCCAGATTTTCGTAGCCTTTTTCATCCAGCCCCGACGCGCCTTTACCCACTTTCACAGCGCCTTTAGTGGTTACGCCGTCTTTGGTGGTACTGCCCATAACGTGATCCGGTGCATCTTCGCGGATTTTCTGCAGCCAGCCTTTGTTCACATCCTGCAGCAGAGGGTTAGCAGAACGGTCAGAGGTTTTGGCGCGGCTCACGCCGTTAAAGCCAATCATGATGCGGTCCAGCGCCTGACGCTTGATGATGGCGTTACGCACGCGCACCTGGAAGTCCTGGAATTTCGCCCACAGGTCCAGCTTCGCGTAGGTCAGCACCGTGTCATAGTTGGTCTGCTCGCATTTATACTCCACGTCCTCCATCACCATCGGATCGGTAGGCTCACGGTCCTGTTTGGTGGTGTCGGTGGTTCCGGCAACGGTGCTACCTACGCCCAGCCCCAGCAGTTGTCCAGACTGCTCATCAACCGGCGAGACGTTAATCAACGTCAGGAATGCAGCGGACTGCTGGATCTCATCCTCTAGCGTCTGCTGTACGGACGGCTCAACGGTGAACTTGCTGGAAAGCTCCTCAACCTCCACACCGTTCAGGCGGGCCAGCTGCTGCAGGTAGGCATTGAATGCAAATTTAGTTTTCTGTTTCATCGGGTTTTATGCTCCATCAGCAATTGGTCAGAGAGCCAGCAGGTGCAGAGCCGCCCGGCGTGCGCTGGCGATAATCTTTGCGGCTATCTTCCTGGCTCAGCTTCTGCTGCAGTTCGGAAAAGGCATCGACCTGCGCCTGCAGCGAGGTTTCCAGCTCAGACAGACGGGCGGCCAGCTCAGATAAGGATTTTTGCGTGCTGTCGCCCAGGTTCTGCTGCTCAGTTGCCAGCAGTTCCACGGCTTTATGCACATCAGAGAATCGCGCATCGTCGCTTTGTTCTTTTTTGCTGAACATCGCAGCCACGCGGGAAAAAAGGCTCGGTTTTTCGTCCTGGGTTTCTTCCAGTTCGATCACCGTTTCTGCAGCGGCGGTAAACAGGTTTTCAGGGTTCTGTTTACGGTTCGCCAGCGGGTTGTGCGCAGCGCTGGCACTGAAAGCCAGCATTTCGGTACCCAGACTTGCTGGATCGTCAGTGGCCGCCAGCCCTACCAGATAGGCTTTACCGGTATCAGCAAATTTCGGGCTGACCTCCATGGAGGTGAACAGCTTCTGGCCTTTTTTTACCAGCTCCACCAGTGAATCCGTTGGCTCCACATCGGCATAAAGCGCCATCTTGCCCGCCAGCGGGCCATCACTGATTTCCTCTGCAACCAGCGCCGCTACCTTGCCGTAACGGTTAAAAGTGCTGTCCGGCATGTAGGACTTAATGTGTTCTAGGTTGATCAGCGCGGTATAGACCGACGGGTTATAGCTGGCAGCCATCTGAATCAGCCAGTCACGCTGGATTTCGCGTCCGTCAGTGGTGGCACCTTCCACCCCAATACGGAAACGCTTTGCTTTCACTGTCATGAGCTGTGCTCCGTTAGAAAACTTACTGGAGCCTTATGTTTGCTGTGATGGAGGGGGTGAAACAACGCGCGCACCTTGTGCGATAAACCACACAAAACGCAGTCAGGGAAAGGCTGCAATCAAGGCCGTATGTTTGAGCCATGGAAACCATGACCCCCGCAGACCTCGATCCCCGCAGGCAGGCAATGCTGCTGTATTTTCAGGGATACCGCGTAGCCCGCATTGCTGAAATGCTGGGCGAAAAAGTTGCAACCGTTCACAGCTGGAAAAAGCGTGATAAGTGGGGCGAGTATGGCCCACTCGATCAGATGCAGCTCACCACTGCAGCCCGCTATTGCCAGCTCATCATGAAGGAGCAGAAAGAAGGGAAAGACTTTAAGGAAATTGACCTGCTGGCACGTCAGTCAGAGCGTCACGCCCGGATCGGGAAATTCAACGATGGCGGGAACGAGGCAGATTTGAATCCGAAAGTTGCCAACCGCAACAAAGGCCCGCGCCGCCAGCCTGAAAAGAACGTTTTCACCGATGAGCAGATCGAAAAGCTGGAAGAAATATTCCGTGGCGGTATGTTCGAATATCAGCGCCATTGGTGGCAGGCAGGCGTTAAGCACCGCATCCGCAACCTGCTTAAATCCCGTCAGATAGGCGCAACGTATTTCTTCGCCCGCGAGGCACTGATCGACGCTATCACCACAGGGCGCAATCAAATCTTCCTCTCCGCCAGCAAGGCGCAGGCACACGTCTTTAAGCAATACATCATCGACTTTGCCAAAGAGGTTGATGTGGAGCTGAAAGGCGACCCGATGACGCTCAGCAATGGCGCCACGCTGTATTTCCTCGGCACAAACGCCCGCACCGCGCAGAGCTACCATGGCAACCTTTACCTTGATGAATATTTCTGGATACCGAAATTCCAGGAGCTACGCAAAGTGGCATCTGGGATGGCGATTCACAAAAAATGGCGGCAAACCTATTTTTCCACGCCGTCCAGCCTGACCCACAGCGCCTATCCGTTCTGGTCGGGCGCCCTGTTCAATCGGGGCCGCGCAAAAGCTGACAAGGTAGATATTGACCTGACCCACGCCAATCTGGCGCGCGGCGTGCTTTGCCCAGATGGACAATACCGCCAGATCGTCACCGTTGAGGATGCCGTGCGCGGTGGCTGTAACCTGTTCGACCTCGACCAGCTGCGCATGGAATACAGCCCTGACGAATACCAGAACCTGCTGATGTGTGAATTTATTGACGATCTGGCGTCAGTGTTCCCGCTCAGCGAGCTGCAGGCCTGCATGGTGGACAGTTGGGAAGTCTGGACTGATTTTCAGGCGCTGGCGCTGCGTCCGTTTGGCTGGCGTGAAGTCTGGATCGGTTATGACCCGGCGAAAGGTACGCAGAACGGTGACAGCGCCGGTTGCGTCGTCATTGCCCCGCCATCAGTATCGGGCGGCAAGTTCCGTATTCTGGAGCGTCACCAGTGGCGCGGAATGGACTTTCGCGCCCAGGCTGACGCTATCAAAGCCCTCACGCAGCAATATAACGTGACCTATATCGGCATCGACTCAACCGGCGTAGGCCACGGCGTCTATGAGAACGTTAAAGCCTTTTTCCCCGCCGTCCGCGAGTTCGTTTATAACCCGAACGTCAAAAACGCCTTGGTTCTCAAGGCATACGACATTATCAGCCACCGCCGCCTGGAGTTCGACGCAGGGCACACCGACATCGCGCAATCCTTTATGGCAATCCGCCGGGCCACCACCGCCAGCGGCAACCGCCCAACATATGAAGCCAGCCGAAGTGAAGAAGCCAGCCATGCAGATTTGGCCTGGGCAACGATGCACGCGCTGTTTAACGAACCGCTGCAGGGCGAGGCCGCTAATACCAGCAATATTGTGGAGATTTTCTGATGGGAAAACGCAAGAACCGCCGCACCGCGGCTAATCACAGCACAAATGCCAGCGGTGGCGCAGCGGCAGAGGCATTCAGCTTTGGCGACCCGATCCCGGTACTGGACCGCCGTGAACTGCTGGATTATGTGGAATGCGTCCAAATGGACAGGTGGTATGAGCCGCCCGTAAGTTTTGACGGGCTGGCGCGCACTTACCGCGCCGCTGTTCATCACAGCTCGCCGATTGCCGTTAAACGCGACATTCTCAGCAGCACCTACATCCCGCACCGCCTGCTTAGCCAGCAGGCATTTACCCGTTTTGTGCAGGATTATCTGGTTTTTGGTAACGCCTATCTGGAGAAGCGCGCCAATCGGCTCGGCGGCGTGCTTTCGCTGGAACCGACGCTGGCGAAATTTACCCGCCGTGGGGTGGACCTCGATACATACTGGTATGTGCAATATGGATTCACCACACAGCCCTATGAATTCACGCAGGGAAGCGTTTTCCATCTTCTTGAACCTGATATTAACCAGGAGATTTACGGTCTACCGGGTTATCTGTCCGCTATTCCATCAGCGCTGCTGAATGAGTCCGCAACACTGTTCCGCCGTAAGTATTACATCAACGGCAGCCATGCTGGCTTTATCATGTACATGACTGACGCCGCGCAGAACCAGGGGGATGTAGACAACATCCGCCAGGCCATGAAAAATGCCAAAGGACCGGGTAACTTCCGCAACCTGTTTATGTATTCGCCAAACGGCAAAAAGGACGGCATCCAGATCATCCCGTTATCAGAGGTTGCGGCGAAAGATGAGTTTCTGAACATCAAGAACGTGAGCCGCGATGACATGATGGCAGCGCACCGCGTGCCGCCACAGATGATGGGCATCATTCCCAACAATACCGGCGGCTTTGGTGATGTGGAAAAGGCCAGCCGCGTATTTGTACGAAATGAATTAATCCCCCTTCAAGAAAGGATTAAAGAACTCAATGAATGGTTAGGTGATGAAGTCATAAGATTTGCGAAATATACACTCGACGACATAAGCTAGTTTCTTATAAAAGATGGTGTCATCATATAATGACGACACCATCGCATCTAAAACCTATCAATTTCCAAACATGAAATGGCATCATTGAAAATTGAAAAATGCTCATCAGGAACCACTGCAGAAGCCCCACTAGTTAATTCAAAACTAATCTTTGAATCAAGGTAAAGCCCTCCAGCTTTTATTTTATCGAGCTTGAATTCGCCATCCCCAACAAAACTCTTCAAATCATGCAAAGCATCGCCACTAGAATTCAATTCCAAACATGCTCTTGTTTTGTCAGTAACAGGAAGATTTGATACCTTCACTTTTGAAATACCAAACACCTTTACGCCAAAATTTTCTCGAACGACCCTCATGAAAGCTTTAAGATCAACGGTTAAATTTCCATAAGCAACATTTAATCCTTCAGCCTGAGATAAAAAATCGATGAAAGGTTTAACTGTTTTTGGCGGATTGTAAAAAGTTAACAGACATATCTTATTGCTGAGGGTTTGGATAGAAAAACTAATCTGATCAAATACAACCCTTTCGAATTCCAGCACCTCACCAAATGGATCGGCAACCGGCTCTAAAACAACAGATTTTTTATTGAAAGTTGCAGCAATACCATTATGAATGGTTTCATACTTAGTAAAGCCAGCACCAATAGCATCAGAATAAGGCGTGTTTTTGATAAAATCAAAGACAGCCTCAGGGCTGGTTCTGATTTTCAATCTCATCCACTTCAATCTTAATTGTGACATAGCCACTCCTTATGATGTATTAGCTGATTTCCATTATAATAGAATAAGCTCTATTTTCAATTAGTTTATTGAATCGCTCAGCTTCTCTACCAGAGAGTTTTTGCGGCTTACTGAAATATTGTCCATTTGCCTTATACTTTCTGACTCCCTTAACCAAATATGAAAAATTAGTACAATTAAGAGGATCACCAAATTGGGCCTCAAGCTCAAATATATCTGGATCAGCCAAGTTCTCCTTGACCTTCCATTTTATTTTCCAAATATAGAACCCTCTATCATAAAGATCACTTAATTCATCAGATTTAAGCACCCCCTCCCCCTTAAGTGATGCCCTAGACACGTGCACCCCAGTTTCGGTGTTTCCATCTTCAGCCTCAATAGTTTCAGGCTTAGGGTGATATACATAAGCATCAGTAACATCCAGTAACTCATAACCATCAAGTGTACGGATTAATCTATCGAAGAATAAAGTTCTAACATCAGCAGATGTATTGTGAGAGAGAGAAATTTCGTTTAATTTTAAATCAAGGTTACTATCATCCGCTTGCTCGTCCTGAATAGCGCTGATGTGCCCAAGTAAGAGTCCCTCGTAATCTTCAAGGTTTTCATTATCTGGACGACGGATACTGTAACCATCATCAAGAGGCTCAATTTCAATTAACGCCTCTTTATTAATAGCCTGTTTGAAATCACTTTTACCATAATTAGTTGAAAGATACCTGATATTAATAAGAACTCGAGGCCCATCTACGATTATTTTACAATAATCATCCTGATCGGTAATTTCTTTCTTAAGTTTTTCTGCGGCATCTATAATACCTTTCTTATCTATACCAGTCTCAATTCTTACACATGTAAATTTTTCGGTCCTTGTCTGGCCACCTAAAAGGGTTGCAATTTTTTGATGCTCGTAATAATCATGAGTCATTCGAGAATAGTTTCTTGCCAATTCTTTTCGAGGTGTTTTTTTACATATTATTGTCCCCCTCTCTAAGAAAAGATCTTGAATTTCATTTAGAGTAATTTGCTTTTGGTTTAAAGCATCATATAAAGCTTTATCAGTTACGCTGTGAATATTTTTCATTTCGGCTCCCAAGAAATAACTTCTGCAGAGAAGAATTCTTTTACTGTAGACACAACTTTAACGTCTAAATCTTCAAGCCTCTTTTTAGCTTCTTCATCTAACCCATACTCATGTGCATATTTTTCAACTCCACGTTGAAAGTGTGAGAGAATCCTCTCATCTTTTTCTCGATAAGCCAGCCTTATCCTAATTTTATTTATACCATCAAGAATTTGATAATTTGACAAAATATCTAACAAATAAAAAAATTCATTGTCGCTATTACCTTTTTTGTTGTAATACACAACAAACCCTTCTGGATAAACCTCCTCCTCTATACCTTTAGCTCTATTATATTTATGAACAGCGCCATGTTTGATAATCATGAAAGGTGATGACAAGACTTCTATAGTAGCTGGAAGATATTTTTCAGTCACAGCAACCTTATGAAAAGTCAATTGAGGGTAATAGAATCCATATTCTTCATCAGGAAACTCTTTCTTAGCAATCAAATCATTCATATCATTCGTAATTGCCAACATATAATTAATCAAAAATGGATCGATTATATGAATTTGCTGACCTGAAGATAAAGGAATCTTTTCTAAATTGACAGCCTTATCCCTTCTTCCTTTAGTAGGTTTAGGAGGATTAAAAAAATCATAAAAATCATGCTGCAACTGATTATCATGATTAAAAACAAACAACAAACCTCGAACTTCACAGTCGATTTGAGAAAAATTATACTTTTCTGACCACTCAGGACTATACCGAGCACATTCAATAGTTTTTGCTAATGACTCCAGTGCAGATTCTATTTTTGACGCATTTATTGAACCTGCTTTATAACTTTTTAAATCAGTATTTAAATAAATGACCTTGTTTAAATATGGATCTTTATAACTAAAAACAACATCTACAGGATGCGTATGCTTCTGTTTCTTACCTTCGGGCTTATGTTTAGCCTCATCATCACAAAGGAAATCTCGGTCGCAGGGGCCATGCTGCTGCCACTTAAATCGACTCAGTAGATCCTCAGATATGCGTTTTGCCAAATCTTCAATAGGGCCGTTCTCTGCCATTTGATTTCCTTACTTTTTTGCAGACAAATCTAATTGAAAGATAAAGGTAAGCTTTTTTGCTTGCAAGGACTTTGGGCCTAACGTGAGACGCTGAGCGCGCGCTCGTATCCCCGCCACGCCTGCCCGCTTTATGCAGTGGTTTTCATGCACCTGCATGACATACGGAAAATCCCGCCAGAACTGGCGGGCCTCGGCTAAAACGATCCTCAAACGATCATGCGGATTCATGCGGCATAGGCATGCAGTCTCACCACGTCGTCACGTCAGCGTAAAATCATCGTCAAAATCCATAAAATTAGCCGCCGCCTGCGTATGCTGGACTATGTACACAACACCATCGTGAAGGGAAACCGGGTATTCAAACTCCAGCATAAACAATCCATCATAAGTTTTTCCTAACCAGAAGCCGCCGCCGTATTGCTTGCCTCGCTGAAACAGAACCCAGCCACCGGGAACGTACTTCTGCAGTATCTCATCCCGATAAACGACCTGATAATTACTGTCACTTTTGCCCACGGCCTAACGCCTCGCTTCTCTCGTTGTTCAACCTTGCAAGCGGTAAAACCAGTTTTATCGCTTGCAATGTTCGTTAATGCATCCAGCTATCGTCCTCCCAGACCTGCTGCATTATTTCCATTACCTGCTGCTTATCTTCATCAAGTTTTACGCCACTCAATTCGATGCCATTGGTACTGCCTTTACGAATGCGGATCGTGGTTTTGGGATACAGAGGTTGCAGGTTCCGATAAAGCTCTGCCTCTAATGCTTCCAGTGTCGCCTGGCTAATTTTCTGCTCTTTATCAATCATTATTTCGACACGCATAAGAGGCCGCCTTTAGCTGGTTACGTCCATTGAACGGTTATATTCATAGCTTCTGATTTTCGCCATCAACTCATCAGTCAGCTCTGAAACCCACTGGATAGCCAGCCGCTTTTCTTCATCGCTGCACTCACTAGCCGCTACAAGCTTGATAAAAAAATCAATGCGCTGGAGCTTCAACGACTCCAAAAGGTAGTCCTGCATTTTCCCTCCTATCACTACTATCGACCAAATAACTGTATGTATATCCACTGTTTATATATACAGTATAGTAGCTATTTCGAATTGTAAAACCCTTTTTTGCTTTCAATCAGATAGCGCTGATAGAAATCAAATAATCAGGAAAATCAATACCACTGCCGCCATTTGTCATCTTCCTGCAGTCGCTGGTTCCGGTAAAAAAGCCGCAGGCCAGCGCCAGATGGGATACTGCCACCTCGCAGAAGCAAATCGATCTCCCTGTCACCGCAGTCAAAGCCCCTGGACTGCAGCTCATACTCCAGCTGCAGACGCTGCTGATCGCTGATTTCCTGTTTATAGCCTCTTCGGCGCTTCGGTTTTACCAGCCGCAGACGGGTGTTTAACTCACGCAGTTCCTTTTTCCCCATTCCATGCAGGTATTCCTGCAGTGTTTGGTCATCCATGGTCGTTATATCAGGTGCAGCTGGCGCAGTTTTCGCCCCTGATTCGTTCAAATTTTCCACAAGGGGACAGTTATTGCCACGAGTCCAAGGGGCGCTAGCGCCCTGGTCGGCTGACGCCTCCTGCAGGTCAACGTCAACGGCCTTACGAACCATTTTCCATTTCACCGCGTGCGTACAAATCCGCCCTTCCTGAATAGGGGACCAGACGCCATAGATACGGATACCATGATCGCCATAAGTACTCGGCTCATCGTTCAGCTCGTAGGCTGTTCTGACCAGATGGTGTTTACGAGGGACCAGCACGCCGCCTTGCGCCATGACGTAAGTGGCAAAGCAACCGGCATCTGCCGCAGCCAGCACAGCATCAAGACGCGGATTGCCGATAACAGGCCGCGCATTTGCAAGGGCCACCAGAATCTCTGGCGTTAGTTCAGGTTTCCCCGGTACGGGTTTTAATGGCGGAAGGTCGCGTTTAGCCTGGCCCGCCAGCAGTCGCAGCTCACGGTAAGCCTGGCGGCCCGGAATACCGAAGAAGCGGAATTGCTGGACGCGATGCAGTGATGCCCAGGCGTTCACGTTCTCCGCGTTATCACGCAATGATTTGCCGGTTTCCTTGCTGACTTCATTAGCCAGGCCGCGCCCATCAATATTCTTACTGATGTATTTAGCGATGTAGCTGGTTGGCGTGCCTTTACGCGGATTGATTAGCTCAGACTTAAAGCGCGGGCCGGTATTGTTTCCCAGCTCCTCGCGGTCCTCACGAATGGCAAACTTGCGCAGCAGCTCCGTGATCGCTTTGCGGTGTTTCTTGCGCATAAAGCACAGCAGGTGCCAGTGCACAGTGCCATCATGATGAGGCTCAGCGACTCGCACCCCGTACCAGCGCAGCCCGGCTTTATGCATGGCCTTACGGAATGCGGCGAACGTATCAACCAGATAATCACTGCTCTGTCGCACTGTAGCGCTGGTCCATTTCGGGTTTGGTCTGCCATTGTTGAGCGTGGCGTGGAAGCGTGACGGGCAAGTGATGGTATAAAACACGGCACAGTCGCCGCGCATTTCCGCGATAAGCTCCAGCCCTTTAACACAGGCCATCATTTCGTTACGGCGGTGCGCCGGATTGCTGGCGCTGGCGTTTACCACATCCTCTAAATCCAGCGTGTCGCCCTGCTCATTGGTCAATTCGTGTGAGCGGAAAAACTCCAATGATTTACGGCGCTGTTCGCGCTTATGGATCACTGCTTCATAGCTGACATATGGCGACGCCTTTTTATTTACCAGGCACACTGCGCGCAGCTGCTCCTCGCGCCACTCACAGCGCATCTGCCATAATTTGCGATACCACCAATCCGCGCACAGCATACGCGCCAGCGAGCCGGGAATAAGCTCATAGGGCACAGGCTTGCGGCGGCGTTTCTTACGTCGCAAACGCTCAAACGCTGGCGGGATAACATCAAGGCGCATCGCTTCCGCTGCAACCAGTTCCCACGCCTGGCGGATTTCTTCCGGCTTCACTTCGTCAGTGGAATAGAGATCACCGCAGGCAGCTTCCAGACACATGCTCATATGAGCCGCAACCAGCGTGGACAGGCGTTTGACCTGATCCTGATTCATTTCAGGCAGAACCAGCAGCCCTTCCAGCCCTTCATGGCTCGCCATGAATCGGAAAGAAGCAGACACCTGGCTATCACGCGCACGCGCCAGCCGTTCAAGGCATGGCCTGACGGTTTCACGCAGATAACGGGAATATGCCTGCGGACGGCCCAGACTATGGAAGTATTTAATACGCTCAAGCAGGGGTTTGCTGATGTGTGATGGCTCGGCGCTTACGTCTGCCAGAACCACCAGATCGGGATTGACTCGCTGCTGCTCGCGGGCCATTTTGGCGTGGCTGATCAGCCGGTCCTGCTCCATTTCACGCAGAACTGGATCACGGGCTTCGTTATAAAAATAGCGTTCCCAGACCTCATCACTCAGTTCCTCGCGACGCAGCCGGTCCTGCTCATTGTCAGCGGCATACAAAGTGATCAGGTTTGAAAGCGCAGATACCGGCGCAACTTCCGCCGGGTCCGTGTATGGGTTAATCGCTTTTGGGGTTTTGTTCCAGGCAAAAGCAGCGGCGGCATCATGTACGCCGCCGTGGTTTTTAACATCGTGATCGCTCACGCTTGCGCCTCATCACTTATTTGATTCGCCGCGGCAGAGCCTAGATGGCAATAGTGCCATCCCTCAGGATGGCTAGTGCTTCGACCGTATCGTTCACAAACGATCCGAACCTCCTCGCCAGGGCCAGCAAGATCAACGCCATGCCAAAGAGGCGGTATCGACACTGCGATGATTTCAGCTGCAGATTTACCTTCTCCGGCAGCCACGCCCATGCTGCGTTTTGCATTGATGCAATTGCGGGTAAAGTTGCGATAAAGGGAGCGAGTCAGGGGCGTATCGCTATTGGACACGACGACCGGATGACCTTCTGATGTGCGACGTTCAAGAATAGACGCCAGATGATACTGATCATCCTCGGTAAATCCGTCAGTGTGGTAAGTAGAAAATGCACCGTCATACGGAGGGTCGCAGTAGATAACATCCCCCGACTGCAGCATTGCCAATGTTTCCTCATAGCTGGCGCAAATGAAGGTGGCACGCTTTGCCTTTTCGGCAAATGCACGTATTTCATCAACGGGCAGATAAGGTTTTTTGTAATTACCGTACGGGACGTTAAACAGGCCGCGCTGGTTATAACGGCATAACCCGCGATAACAATGGCGATTAAGGAAAAGAAAATAAGCCGCCTTGTCCATGTAATCCAAAGGCGCAGTATTAAAATACTGTCGGCATTTATAATAGGCTTCTTCCGTTGTGAACTTAGAAAAAACTCGCTCAGCCAAGTGAATAAATCCGTTAACATCATCTTTAATTGCTTGATACAGATTTATCAGATCAGGATTAACATCTGCGACAAGATAATGAGGATAGTCTGTCGCCATCATGACAGCGCACGAACCCGCGAAAGGTTCAACAAGGCGCTGGCCTGCTGGCAGATGCTTTTTCAGCTCCGGCATGATGGCTGTTTTATTGCCAGCCCATTTCAGGATAGTGCTCATTCAACACCCCCAACCGCTGCCATTGAAAGCGCCTGAATATCATTTTCGTCAAGTGGGGCAATAGACATCATCACCCAATTACCGCCAGCAGTGATCAAGCCCTCAAGCGGTAGTATGTGGGTAACTTTTACTACCAGTTTATTTCCCGAATATTCTCCAGCCCATTCACGCAATAACAGAAAATCACCGCGTTGATAATTACGGTCATTAATTCGCAGCTCTGCTTTTTTCTCACCATTAGATACGGCATTAAAATAAAGCGGCCCAATCTTCAAACCATGAATGACGCTCATGCCGCACCACCTTTTGAAATTGCGGTGCGTCTTACTTCAAATAAATGGCCCTCATCGCATTCATACGTTCCATGCTCTTGCAGCCACGCATCATGCCCGCACATATCGCAGATCATTACCTCTGGGACTGGCTGCTGGTCAGCATTGCGGCGCTGCTGCAGCTCTACTAATCCAGCCAGCAGGCGCTGATGGAACCCCTCCGCTTTCAGGCCCCAAATCAGTCGCGCTAATTCGCTATCAGTCAGAGGATTAATCAGTTTCTCGGTAGTCATACCGCACCCCCTACGTAATGCTTGCCTTTCAGCTCTGCAATTTCCTGGCAGGTTACGCAGAGATCACAGCCCGGAACTGCAGCGCGGCGTTCTGCGGGAATGACAATTCCGCAGCTCTCGCACTCAAGAGAAGAAGCCCCAGCCTTTCGGCTGCGGGCGTGGTGGATATGGCGCTGGCGTTCTTCTTCAACGCGCTGCTGTACAAGGTCCATAGAATCAGCCATCAGTGGATCTCCTGCGCTTCGTTCTGGATGTTTTCAGCTGCGATACGCAGCAGCTCTGCCGCCTCAACATGGTTAAGCTGGCGGGAAGTAATACGGCTAGCCAGGCTATCGAGGCGGGCAGCCATTGCTGCAGCACGCGCTCGGCGTTCTTCCATACGCGCATCCGTCAGCAGCTGGTTAAGGCCAGCATCATCTGGGCCGCTTTTGGTGAATCGGGTTTCAATATTTCGCATCGTTCGTTCTCCTGAATTTGGGCAAAGGAATGCCCGGCGGGTTTACGCCTTTAATTTTTGTGGTTGGTTAATTCGGCATGGCTAGCCGAGTTGGAAATAAGCTCACCACTGTACGGAAATGGTTCATTGCTTTAATCAGCTCCCGCTTTTCGCCAGTCGTCAGCTCACTAACATTGACGCTATGACGTTCCGCCGGGATTTTTGCCATAAAGAATATTGCGGCTAGTGCGCGTTTATTCTGCTCATGGTTAATATCCCGTTGGTCCCGCATATCGCTAATAAAGCGCCCTAGTTCTGAATCAATATTTAAGCCAAACACTTTCGCCCTTAGTTCCGCGATGTGGTTTAACCCATTAAGGCGGAGGCCAGCGCTTAGCGGAACAGTCGCAGCATCGCCTTCAATAGCCATGGTTTCCCCTGTTTTGTGGTGGACAGGCCAGCCAGCAGCGCATCCTGCGAGCGGCATGGATGCCAGCGCTTACCATCCGTTCCAGAGATCCAGCCGTGACCGTAATGCGGGGCCGGGTTTTGCTTAACGAGTAGCGATGCAAAAGATGGTTCTTTAGTCAGCATAAGCACCTCACAGCAGGCCGAACGACGCGCCAAGGCCCGTCATTGTATCAACGGCACTACCCATCGCCGGGCTGGACTGCAGGCGCGCCTGCATCGATACCGCGGTTAATGCCATCAGGCGAGTAACAGAGTTGATACTGTCGATAATCTGGCGGCGGCCTGCAGTCGTCAGTTGCTCACCGGAAACAGCACCGGCAGCGACGTGCCCAATCTCAGCCGTTGCTTTAAGGACGTACTGCGGCATTTTCTCTTTTGCCACTTCATTCAGCGGCACGCACGGCAGGCAATGGATTTGTGCCAGGAAACCATCAACCAGCGTGGAGTCCTCAGTGATATCTGTCAGCCCCCAGATTTCCGGCGGGGTAAGCTGATGAGGCTGGTCCGGGTTCAGCTTGTTGCGCAGAGTCTGGACGTTCATTCCGGCGCTGGCTGCCAGCTTCGCCATGTTGTGACGCAGCGCGAAAGCGCGGCAGGCTTCGTCAAAGTGCGGATGTTTGGAAATCTTATAATCAAACATGTGAACTCCTTAAAAAGTTCTCATAATTGAATTTATTGGCCAACAATGACGCGGAAGTTGGAATGACCGAGGGATTCGCGAACCTGGTCGGTTTTGTACATCAGGTAACGCAGGCTTACGCGACCTTTGTTTTTTTCTTTCTTGACCATGTACTTAGCAAGCTGACCATGGTGAATTTTCTGGTAAACAGAGCCACGGGAGATACCTTCCCATTCAGCGAACTCTGCAGGCGTAGCCATCTCTTTTGGTACACGAATTGAAATATCAGTGCTCATAGTGCAATATCTCTCAGTTAAGGTTTGGTTTACGTCGTTTTATCTTGTTTTACTTGATTCAATAATTGATACATCGAGATACTACGATCCAATATTTGATACGTCAATAGGATTGAAAAATGATACAGGTGAAAGCTGGCGAGAATACCGGGGGAAGAGAGGCTATCCATAGGCTAATGGCTGCCTATGATTTCAAATCCAGACAACAGCTGTGCGATCACCTGGGCGCATCAAAAAGCACCATGGCAAACAGATACTTAAGAGATAGTTTTCCAGCGGAATGGGTGATTCAGTGTGCTTTGGAGACAGGGGTTTCTTTACTGTGGCTCACTACCGGACAGGGTGAGACAGGTTCAAACATTGACCATAAAAAAGGTATCAATTTCGTGAACTCTGGCAAAGTTAAACCCCTTTCTGAGCTTGTCTCCCCCGAAATTGATAAGGCAACTCTCAACGGTGGTTTATTGGTCGATGCTGGAAAAGCAATCATTGATAGCAGCCTGCTCCCCTCAGACTCAAGCAACCTATTGCTGGTGAATACTTCTGGAGATTCTTACTTAGTGGACCGCAGCCAAACACCTCCAGTTAACGGTATGTGGTTGGTAGATATCGACGGAATAAAAAGCATTGTTAAGTTAACACGGCTACCAGGAAACAGATTAGTGGTCCATCAAGACGAATCATCCTTTGAGTGCAGTCTTGATGATATCGAGGTAGTCGGACGCGCATTAAAAATAATTAAGAGCCTTTGATATGACCATCAGAAAGCAGCCAAACGGAAAATGGTTGTGTGAATGCTACCCGAACGGGCGAGACGGCAAGCGTGTGCGCAAACAATTTGCGACGAAAGGCGAGGCCATAGCATTCGAAAACTTCACCATGGATGAAGTAAACAAAAAGCCATGGCTTGGTGAGAAGGAAGATCGTCGGCGCTTGTCAGAAGTAATTGAGCAATGGCACTCACTCTACGGGCAGACGCTTGCAGATCCCAAACGCCTGATGGCGAAACTTAAAATTATCTGTAATGGTCTGGGCGATCCCATCGCTTCAGAGCTGACCGCCGGTGACTTTACGAAATACCGCGAAGCACGGTTAAAAGGTGAGGTGCGAAATGAAGATGGCGCGCTTATGTCACCAGTTAAGCCTCGCACGGTAAACCTTGAACAACGCAACCTATCATCCGTGTTTGGCACACTGAAAAAGTTGGGCCACTGGTCAGCACCCAACCCACTCGCCGGTTTGCCAACATTTAAAATCGCAGAAGGTGAACTGGCGTTCCTGACACCGGAAGAAATTAAACGCCTGCTGGATGCCTGCGCTGATTCTCAAAGCCCCAGCCTGCTGATGATTGCAAAAATATGCCTGGCAACTGGTGCACGCTGGAGTGAAGCCGAAAATCTGCAGGGCCATCAGTTATCGAAATACCGGATCACCTATACCAAGACTAAGGGCAAGAAAAACCGTACCGTGCCGATATCTCAGGATCTGTATGATGAACTTCCCAAGAACAGAGGGAAGTTATTCACCCCGTGCAGAAAAGCTTTTGAGCGTGCAGTAAAACGGGCAGGTATTGAGCTGCCTGAAGGCCAATGCACTCACGTGCTGCGTCATACGTTCGCCAGTTATTTTATGATGAATGGCGGAAACATACTGGTATTAAGAGATATTCTGGGCCATGCCGATATAAAAATGACGATGATTTATGCACATTTTGCACCTGATCATCTAGAGGATGCAGTAACAAAAAACCCTTTACATGGATTAAAATGGACCTCACCATGATTCTAGAATTAATAACTAGCAATATAAAAAAACCAGAAATCTCTATCTTATTAATAGCTCTGTATTTAATTTACTTATTTATAGAATATACAAAAAATAAAAATAACAGTTATTTTGAAATGACTGAGGAAAGACTAACAAAACAAAAACTATTCAAACAATCAATAAGAATACCTGTTATTTCATCTTTATATTTTGGTGTCTTCGCATGGGTGGGACACTCCCCTCAATTTGATGCTACAGGATTTAAAAACTTCATTGAAATAAGCAAGTTGCCTATTGCTCTTCTGTCTCTTTCGATACCATTTGTAGCCATAGTTGCTAACATTCACAGAACAATACAAACCGAGAATCAAATTAGAAAAACACAACAACAGATAGATTTAGTAACCGAGAAAAACCGCAGTGATGCTTACTACGCTCACCTAAAAAATTATTCTGATATATTTAAAACACTGCCATCATTTACCCTCTCTCGCCGTGACAATACAACCTTTGAAAAAGGTACTGTTAAATTATCTGTGGATCATACATATTCATTATATAAAAAAATATTCACAAAATCCTCAATCTCTGCTGGATATAACAGCGAGGTTGATAAAAAATTCCTTAGACAACTAGAAAACATATACACTAGCATCGGGAATGCAATAATAAGAAACAATGAAATTTACCCAAGTCAAGTGAGCATATCTAATTTAGAGAACATTGAAGCGCTAGTGGTATTTTTGTGTAGAGAACTAGGTGTCAATTATGAACGAGAAGTTAACAAATTCGATATATTTGACCCAATTTCAAATTTAGGAATAGAAACATCATTTTCAGATGAAAAAGAGATCAAAGAAATGCTACGAGGCTTAAGGGACATATTGATATCTCTTTACATGCTAATTGATCAAAATACAATTATTTTTCAAGGCAATGCCAATAGCGGCGATTTTTTAGCTAATTATGCTTACGACCCAGATAATTTGATTTTTAAAGATATCTTACCTATAGATTCTCAAGGTAAATAATTGGCGACACTTTGGCGGCAGAGCATTAAAAACGTATAAAACAGACAAACATCAGATAACACTAAGGCACTGATTTAAAACATAAACTACTGTTTTTATTATAGTAAAAATGGTATGTAGGAATTTCGGACGCGGGTTCAACTCCCGCCAGCTCCACCAATTTTTGATATATTGAAGTTCAGTGAAGTCTATCAAGCCCGCATGGAACCAGCCTTGCGGGCTTTTTTACGTCTATAGTAGTCTACCGAGAATTGCTAGAATCTACTCGTTATGGCACCCTTTTTGGGACCCAACACAAAGGGTCCAAAACATGAGGGTCCCAAACATGGCAAAAATCGCTAAGAAGCTCACTGACACTGAAATCAAAAGCACCAAACCTGCCGAGAAAGAGGTTAACCTTTTTGACGGCGATGGTTTGCTCCTGCGAATCGCCCCCTTAGCGAAGGGAGGAAAGAAAAATTGGTATTTCAGATATGCAGTGCCTGTGACCAAAAAGCGAACTAAGGTGAGCTTAGGAACCTATCCTCACCTTACACTTGCGAAGGCACGAGCTTTACGTGATGAGTACTTGTCGTTGCTTGCAAATGGTATAGACCCACAAGTTCATAACACCCACAAAGCCAATGCCCTTAAGGATGCAACGGAACATACATTTCAAGCAGTAGCCAAGAAGTGGCTTGATGAGAAAGTCAAAACGTCAGGCATCTCCCAGGATCATGCTAACGACATCTGGCGAAGCCTAGAGAGAAATATCTTTCCAACGTTGGGTGATACCCCCATTAAGGAGATTCGCCCTAAAATGCTTAAACAGCATTTAGACCCCATAGAAAAACGAGGTGTCCTTGAAACACTTCGCCGCGTCATATCCCGCCTGAATGAAATTTTCCGCTATGCAGCAACAGAAGAACTCATAGAATTCAATCCGGCTGACAACCTGGGGCAACGGTTCAGCAAGCCAAAAAAACAGAATATGCCAGCATTACCCCCTTCCGAACTCCCCCGCTTCCTGGTTGCTCTAAACAATGCTTCTATCCGTTTAGAAACAAGGCTACTGATTGAGTGGCAACTTCTCACATGGGTTCGCCCTGGTGAAGCTGTTCGCACAAGATGGTCAGATATTGATATAGAAACCAGCATGTGGAACATCCCGGCGGAGTTTATGAAAATGAAGAAGCCTCACAAAGTTCCACTGAGCAAAGAATCTTTGCGAGTCTTGGATTCAATGAAAGCCATCAGCGGGCATAGAGAGTGGGTTTTTCCCAGTATCAAAGCTCCACTCAATCACATGCATGAACAAACAGCTAATGCGGCTATAATCCGTATGGGCTTCGGAGGTGAGCTTGTAGCTCATGGTATGCGATCAATCGCTAGAACGGCGGCTGAGGAGTGTGGCAAGTTTAGAACTGATGTCTTAGAAGCCGCCCTTGCCCACTCGAAAAAAGATGAAATAATTGCAGCCTACAATCGTGCAGAGTATCTCACAGAACGTGTGGTTCTCATGCAATGGTGGAGTGACTATGTTTCGTCTCAAAAATACAAAGTTATTGCCGCATAACTCTTCCATGATGGGTTAACTATCTTGATTTATTTGAAGAATTAATGATCACACCATTAACCTATGTGGACTAAGCATAGCCATTTACAAATGGGTACCTTGAGGCCACATAACGAAAGCTGTCGGTCATATCAGCTAAATAATTCACATCTCTTCTCGATTATCATACACCTCGAAGAACTACCAAATTCGCTCTAATCAATGATAAAACAGTTGAATTCGGTTAAAATTTGATCAATTTTATCCTCTACATTGTATTGAATCATCCATGAGGTTTTGTGCATGGCTAGCGGAAATGAAAAAAATCATAGAGTTAGGGTCGCACAGTACTTGAGGATGTCTACCGACCATCAGCAATATTCTTTACATAATCAGTCTGAATATATCAAAGATTATGCTGAAAAGAACAATATGGAAATCGCTTATACCTACGATGATGCAGGTAAGAGCGGAGTCAGTATCGTAGGCAGGCATTCTTTGCAGCAGTTACTTAGCGATGTAGAACAAAAGAAAATAGATATACAGGCTGTATTATTTTATGATGTGAGCCGTTTTGGTCGTTTTCAAAATAGTGATGAAGCTGCATATTATTCCTTTCTATTTGAAAGAAATGGTGTAGATCTTATATATTGTTCCGAACCTATACCCACTAAAGATTTCCCTTTAGAGTCCTCTGTTATACTGAATATAAAAAGATCAAGTGCTGCATATCACAGCAGGAATCTATCTGAAAAGGTATTTATAGGGCAAGTAAATTTAATAAAGCTTGGTTATCATCAAGGCGGTATGGCTGGTTATGGGCTGAGACGTCTTTTAGTAGACGAAAATGGCATAGCTAAAGAAATATTGAATTTCCGCAAAAGAAAGAGTATTCAAACAGATAGGGTAATATTAATTCCGGGACCAAAAAATGAAATAAAAATTGTAAATAGAATCTATGATCTCTTTATAGATAGTAACGTCCCAGAATTCATTATTGCTGAGAGATTAAATGAACAGAGCATACCTGCAGAAAATGGAACATCATGGACTCGTGCAAAAATACATCAAATTTTGACAAATGAAAAATATATTGGAAACAACATATATAACAAAACCTCATCTAAACTAAAAAGTAAGCTTGTAAAAAACCCCAAACATGAATGGATTAGATGTGACAAGGCATATAAACCAATTATTTCAAAGAAAAAATATAATAAAGCTCAAGAAATAATTCAGCTCCGATCCATTCATTTGACTAATGAAGATCTATTAGAAAAGCTAAAAGAAAAATTAGAATCTAATGGAAAACTATCAGGCTTTATCATTGATGAAGATGATACAGGCCCTTCATCTTCTGTTTATAGAACCCGATTTGGTGGTCTTTTAAGAGCATATACTTTGATTGGTTATAAGCCAGAACATGATTACAGCTATCTCCAAATAAATGAAGCACTAAGATCATTTTACTCAGAGATAATTGAGGATTTTAAGGGCGAAATATTAAAAAGTAACTGTCATATAGACGAGTATAAATATTACCCAATGCTTTACATCAATGATGAGTTTTTAATTTCCGTCCTTGTTACTAAATGCATACATATGAAATCAGGTAAACTTAGATGGAAAGTCCGGTTTGATAACTCACAGAAAGCAGACATAACAATTGTTATACGAATGAATTCACAAAATATTTCACCTCTTGATTTTTATATCATACCAAAGATTGAAAACGAATATAGTAAAATGTGTATGATGGAAACAAACAACATTCGGTTAGATCTCTATAGATTTGATAATCTTGATAAATTTCTACAAATTATTACTCGCATGAAAGTGAGGGAACTATATGCTGCCTGAAAAAAATGAATTCCCAATAATTCAAATTGAGATTGCAAAAATAAAATTTCTTAACCCACGAACAAGAAATAAGGTAGTGCATGAAGAAATAAAGGAAAGCATAAAAAAAAGAGGATTAAGCAAGCCTATAAGCGTAAGAGCTATTGATGAAGACGATTTCAAATATGCTTTAATTTGTGGTCAAGGGAGAATAGAGGCTCTTGTTGCATTAGGTGAAACTATTATTCCAGCAATTATAAGAGATGTATCAGAAGAAGATGCTTACGTTATGAGTTTAGTTGAAAACATTGCAAGGAGAAGACCACGTTCTAATGAGTTATTACAGGTGATTAAAGACATGAAAATCAGAGGACTTTCAGACTCCGAAATAAGTGAGATTACTGGATATTCATCGAACTGGGTGAGCAGTATTAATATGCTTCTTGATAAGGGAGAGCATAAACTTCTCTCAGCAGTCGAACGGGGTAATTTGCCTCTGTATCTCGCAGTGCAATTTGCAAGATGTGAAACTGAGGAAGCACAAGATATTCTTACCGAAGCATATGATAAAAAATTAATAAAAAGTCGGGACATTATAAAGATAAAATACATTCTAAATCAAAGAACAGTTGGGAATAAAGGTGCAAAAGCAGCCGGATTTTATTATCACAAACCATCAAAAAGGATGACTGCAGAGGAGTTGATTGAGCTTTATGAAAATAGTATCGCTGAACATAAATCTGTTTATAACAACTCGAAATTTATAAAAACCAATCTACTAATAATAAATGAGATTTTTAACATCATAATGATGAATAAAAGCTTTCAAAATATACTTGAACAAGAGAATCTTTCAGAACTACCATCTCAGATATTAAACCCAGTAAACAAAGAGGTATCAAAATGATTCAGATACGTTTTGGCAAAAATTTTATTTACCTGGAAACTAATAAGTTAATTCCATCTAAGGAATTATTAGAAAACGTAAAGCGAAGCCATAAATATCATCAAATAGTTACCTCTATCGAAAGCTTGGGTATTATTGAACCAATAATAGTATTCTATGACAAAGATAAAGATGTCACTAAGATACTTGATGGCCATTTAAGGGTTGAGGCTTTAAAAGACTTAGATATAGAAAAAGCTCCATGTATACTTTCGAGCATAGATGATGCTTTCACTCCTAACAAACAAGTGAATCATATAAATGTAGTTGAAGAACATAGAATGATAATTAAGTCTCTGGCAAAAGTATCAATTGAAAAACTTAGTGCTGCTTTGGGCATATCTGTTGATGCCATAAAAGATAAAGCTAATGTGATGAACGGCATAGATCCAAGTGTAATTGCGAAACTTTCTGATAAACCTATACCTAAGGCTACATTTGACGTTTTGAGGAAAATGAAGCCAATTCGTCAAATTGAAGCAGTCGGTACAATGATTAATTTTGATAATTATAGTAAAAAATTTGCAATGAGCATCTTGGATGCAACACCGTCATCGATGATAGTAAATAAAGGGAAAAACACTCCCTATAAAAAGGACATAAAAAAAACCATACTTCGTCTGGAACAAGAAATGGCAACAACTTCGGAAGAAACGAAAAAACTTCAAACCGAGTATGGTTCAGATATGTTGAAATTCGTTATAATCCAGTCATATATTAATAAATTACTTGGCAACTCTAAAGTTCTTCATTGGTTCTTAGAAAACGAGGTTGATTATCTTAATGAGTTAAAAAGAATTTCTAGAATAAATTCTTTGGATGATAAGACTCTTACTGAAAACAGCCAGTCATAGTCATGGTTTTATATAGCCTAAATAAACCAAGAAGTATACTTACACAACGACCTTCACGCCGAAGAAGCTGTCAGATACGCCAGCAACCAAAGCATTGCGTTTAAGAGTCAGTCATTGATACGAAGGGATAACTGCGTATCAGCAGCCGGACATTGAGTCGAATAAAGGCTGGTAGAGAGGGACAGTTCTGTGTCACCGGGAGATTAGTCAGAAACATCAGCGGCAGAACAGATGAACCAGCAATTGGTAGTGTACAGAAAACTCTCCAGTATATAATTATTCAACTTAACACTAAAAAAAATCACATAGTTAATATCATAATTTTTCTTTGGTCTACTTATGCGAGAGATATTGTGGCTTCAACCTGGTATTAGGAGTCGTTTCAGATAAAAGATGTTCTTCGATTCGACTGGACTTGGTAATAGCAATAAGTAATCGTGAATATTGAAGGACGAAAGGCTACTTCAAAACAAAGTAACCTTTCCAATATTCCCATATATGGGACAAGTGGCACATTAACTGCACATAGTGCAGGATACATATGACATAAAACTTTTTATTTATGGCATACATTAAAAATAACTTTTATTTTACGAATGTCAATAGGCTCTTGCTTAATACTTTTAAAATAATTAATTGATTTTTTATTATAGCTTCGCTTGTACAAGCGAAGATCCTATTGTTCTTGAATGAATAATGCCAATTATAAAAGAAGCAAGGGCTAACCCTACGAAGCCGCTGCGCTTGTTTCTTTGGGTTCCCCTTGCTTTTCTTCCCTTCGGTTAGAAAAGAAAATCCAGCCCAGTTTATCAACTATCTACAGTATTCCCACTAAAGAGTAACCGCCACTTTATACTCCGTTTGTGAGCTGAGGCTACTGTAGCATTTTTGGGTTTAAATTTTCTATCATTACCAGTTGTTGTGTCGGGATAAAAATATTTTCTCGCATCCAACCATAAAGATAGCAGATTTGCTATCATCATCACTTCACATAATGAAACTTTTTAAGTAGGCCTAAAATACAAGGCCTACTTAATAGCCGGAGATAGTTATTATTTAGATGCTAAAATAGTATTTTTATTGAATTTTTCATCAGCATCTGTAAGCTTTTTCATTATTAAAGCAGGGGCTATATCCTGAAGCTCCGTAGATTTTATGAAAAAATAATTACAAAGGTAAATTATATTATTAAGATTAATTGGTATATCAATATTATAATCTAACATTAACGATAACAAACGATCTCTGTCAATTCTATAAAACTTTTTACCAAGCTCTTTCTCATTAATTATTGAAATTATCTTTTCATCAAGCTTATCGTCCATTCTCAATCTTAATTTATTTCTTAGCATAGCGGACCATGCGCTTGACTTATAATTTCTATATGCTAAATCCTCAAATAACTTCATTATTCCCCAATCAGATGTTTCCAAAGAGGCGTAAATTCCATTCAGCGCGCGACTAAGGTCATTATGCTCAACCCAATCCTCTTTGCACTTATAGCGTAGATCATGCTCAACTTCATGCCATCCTTCAGATAAAATAGTTCTAAATTGGACTTCAAAAGTAGTATCAATATAAGAATATTTCTTTAATAAGACACTATCATTTGATAATACTTCTGGTAACTTAAAGACGTAATTGCATCGAGTTGCCGCAAAGAGATTAGCCGTGGTTTCGTCTACGGTTTTAGATTCAATTTCGAATAATTTCTCCAGTGTTTTTTGAGCAATAAATAAATCATCAGGAAAATATAATATTATCCTAACCCCAAATAAGTCTTGAATTTTTTTACCATCCTCTGAGTATTTATTAGGCTCTTTTTCATATTTCTTAATTATTGAGCTTTCTGATTTTGTCCTCGAAAAAAAACGATAAAGTAATCCAATACGATTAAGTTCATCTTCTATATCTTTTTGCAAACTTTGAATAATTCGCAATTCATTCCCGTTATACATCAGAAATTCCTCCCAAGAATTGCTTTAATCTCTGATATTCTTGCCATGTTAAGTTCAAGGAACGAACGCTTGTCTGGCGTAAGTAAAAGACCGTCTTTCCTCAATTTATCTAAAGAATGGAGTATTTCACTTAACTGAAATTGATTGTTGTTAGAACATAAGCCTTTTATAGGCCGATGCTTATGATAGCTAACACTCCCTCTGGGACAGAACTTCTCTAAGATGTAAATATCACAATCTGTAATATCGTGATCATTTTCACTGTTTATCTCGACAGATTTTTTATTAATAGCATCATTGTCACATTCACATCCCAAAAAATAAATATCTTCCCTACCACTTAATTCGTTAAAACTACAATCTATAAAAGAACAGTTCACGAATGTAACGTTTTTATAATTACCACAGGTAAATATGCTGCTAAAAAACGAACAATCAACAAAGATAGTATCATGTATTATATTTATATCGCCTAAAGAAAGTTTTGATATAGACAATTGCTCAACACTATCATTTTTTAAATCTAATGGAACTTTTCCTATAAGCAAATGACTATAAAGGATTTTATCATTACCTGACATAAAATATAAAGCAAACTCTAAGCTATGCCAAAGTAATTCTTTTTCATCATCGATCCTCGGCATATAAGATTGCACTGCTGGTTCTATAAAACGTTTATCACCAATCCATTCATTTGACTTATCATTAATAATATTTTCAGAAACAAAATTACCAAGAACAAATTCATTAACAAATCCAATACCTTGGTTTTCTGAGCCTGACCGATCTAATAGAGCATGCGATGCTAATTTATTAACTAATTCGTCAGTAGTTGGTCTTTCATCTACAGTATAAAGCTTTCTTGTAGCCTCCAAGAGTTGTTGATTCTTTTCAGTTATGACTAACGATATATACTCTCTAGACTCAGATGTGTAGTTACCCTCGACCATGTCGTCAGCTATTATTTTTAGTATAGTATATTGATCTTCAATAGACATTAATAAATCTTGTCTTTTTCTTTCTCGCTCAAGCATTGAATCAAAATACTTCCTCACTATAGTTGTTGGGTCGCTTATAACTTTATTAAAGTCGGTGTCGTCGATGCATCTTAGAAATGATAGCAGTACAGGGTTTGATAATTTGTTAAGAGGAAATCCTGTCGATGAAATTTCATCTAAACGTTGACCTGGAAGCCAGTCTTCAATTTGTGGTTCATGAATTCTTATTCTTATCACATCAAAATCTTCTTGATGTGATGCTATCCACTGATGGAATTCATCTCCGTCAAATATAGCTGTTCTTCGAGTTGTCAAAACCACTTTTGCACTATCAGTTAGAAGCTCACTTATTGTTTCCAGCATTGGCTCTGTTTTTTCATAATTATTTTCAATTCCGTTTGTACTTTCATGCAATAGTTCATCAAACCCGTCAAGTATAACTGGTACATTTCCTGCTCTTATTTCATTCCTTACTAAGGCTGAGCTTAACAAAGGAAAACTTCTATCAATTTCATCTAATAGTACATACCTGAATATTTTTGCTTGCCTATTCCTTGATAGTTCTGAAAATAATGGTATTTTCCCTATATTGTTAACTATAATCTCCCTCAATAATTCATACGCCGTGCAAGTCTTTCCAAAACCGGCTGCAGCCTCAATCAAAAACAGAATTGGACGCCTATGTTGTATTCTCTCTAATATTTCCGTAACAACATTAGCTTCGCCAATAACACCATTTAAGTAATATTTTGAATTTATGTAGGAATAAGTTGCAGTAGGTGAGTGAATTTTTACAATTGAATCTGTGAAAGTATTATAATCTTTAATCAACCTTTCTTTAGTTGAATCGACGCTAAAGAAGCCATTAAATAATTCCTTATGTGCTTCTTCATAAGACTGATATTTTTTAATTTGACATGCATAACCTAACTGCCTATATTCTTCAAAGGTTTGATTTACATTAACCTCATTATTTAGTGGAAGTATGTCCGCGTTATGGTAGTGCCCTGTTTTAATAGAATATACAGCAATACTTTCGTTACCTGTATTTTCTTCAGTAAAACCAAACCTTTTATATATCTCTGTAAGTTTGCTTTTTCGTAACATTAAACTCACCTCCTGATATTTTTCGCAATGATGCTATAGTCGCTGTATGAACTTTTAATATAATATTACAAAAACCATCTACATAGCTACCGCCTAAGCAATAATAGCTATGTAGAGATTATCTGTAAGAGAACAGTTCAACGGTTACGTGCACGTTATGACATCGTTCTAACTTCATGGGGTGCTCAGTAACAGAACTTTTAAGCCATTCTTGCTCGCTGAACATGCAGTCATACCTATCACAAGCAGTACAACCATTACTTAGCAGACCTCTGCTTCTTGTTCCAAAAGGAACGTAAACCAGATGTTAGAGTTAACAAAACTGAAAGCCACTGCCCCCCAAATCTCCAAGTCAAACATTAGAGACTTTAAGTGAGCTCAGCCCAGATTATGCATTCTAATCAATTTCCAAATAATCAATCGGGCTAAGCCGTGGTGGTCATCGCGCCAATCCCCATAATGAAGGATACATCTTGGCTGTATCATCTTCCTTACAACTGCGTTTCAACATGTGCTGAACAACACTCAAGTTAATGTAAATGAGCCAGTGAATACAACATCTGTTTCAAATCACTTTGAAGTTTTCTTCACTTAATGTGTACGCCAAAATTATCCGGATAAACATAGAGTAACGGTCGACCGGGATTACAATCAACCAGTTTCATCTCTAGTAAGCGATATTCTTAAGGCGGCAGCGGAATGTTCTGACAACCCCACTGAGGCGGTGCTACAAATCTTATCGAAGCCAAACATCAGCTACGTTTCCCTAGATGTTAAAATCAGTAGTCGCAGGGCCAATGCTAATGATCCACACATTGACCGTGAAGGGGCCTTTCAGGTGGGTACGACTGCATTCCAAGTGACCACCGCACCTATGGAGAAATTGATTTCACACTGTATCAAAATCAAACGCGCAGGCTACAGGCCGGTCATCCTAACTCTTGAAAGCAAGGTCATTGCAGCACGCCAGCTGGCTGATAACGTTGGTATGTCTGAACTGATAGCCATCCAGGCAGCTGAAACTTTCATTGGTAACAATATTGAAGAGATTGCTATTTATGACGGCGATAAAATCCGTGAGAGTCTCGCAAGATTGATACATCTCTTATGATTGATGAGCCTCTTGGATCGTTAACTTACTGACCGACTCCTGAAATACATAGAGCTCAGTAAGCTTAACGAGTCGCTTTTTTCCACCATACCTAAGCCCCAAAACTAAAGCACTACGGCTTGATTGGGCTGGCGTAAGTCTGCACACCGAGCCTTTTGCACTATAAATTTCTCAGAATATATAACCAATATGTCAGTAAAGGTTTAAAGTGAATGATTCGTTTTGGCAGGATACTTACGATTATCACAACACTATCACATATTGTGTCTCACACACAAAGTTGAAAATCAAAACAGAAGTAAAAGATATAATATTCCCCTGCTAAAATACGATTCACTTCAAACATTTAATATTAATGGGATATATTTCCCCCTAAGCAATGGGGAAAAACGCCCATCAATCAACCATGAAATAAAAATAGCACTTTTTGCAAACTATGAATTTATTTATATAAAACATCACATTAAATTAGTTTATTCAAAAGAAAACGCTTGCTTATTTTTTATTATTAAAAATAAATTTGATTTTTATTTATTTGATAATATACATTCATTTCATCAAAATAATAAAGGAGAATAAAAATGAAAAAACAAAACTATTCAACCCTGACAAGTTACCTATCTAAAACAAAAAAGAATACAGATCTCTACCGTCTGTATAACCCTCACTTTTCAATATTCTGTAAAAATAGCATTGAAGATCATGTTTTTTATCTTAATTATTTTTCCAGACATATGGTGACGGAAAGAAATATTCTGACCATATTTGCTATCCATACCTTTTTCTCTTATAGCATGGAAAAAAAAGACACCATAAAAGCTTTTACCCGTTTTCTTAAAGAGGAGAATCACGATACTTTCTATCAGTCATTTTCTTTTCGTGGCTGCAATATCATTTACACAAACAAAAAAGGCGAAGTGAAAGAGATCTCATGGTTTTCTTTTTCACGGATCTATGACGAGATCATTAAGATAAAAGAATATGAATACAACAATAATACCTGGCACAAAACGACCGCTTAAAAAGGAGAACGCCCATGAGTAACTATACAGAAGATAATTTATTTGACAGCAAAACTAAAAAAGACGTCCAGAATTGCATTGCTGCAGGCATTGACATTAACACACTTAATGAACACGGTGAAAACGCCCTTTTCGGTTGCGACAGTATCGGGGCTTTAAAAGCCATGATTGAAGCAGGCATAGCGCTGAACCATACAGATTGTTATGGTAATAATGCCCTGTTTAGCAGAAAAAGCCCACGTGCAGTGAGGCTATTGATAAAGTCAGGTATTAACGTTCACCACAAAAATAATAAAGGCCAGTCCTGTCTTCACTGGCAGCGCTACGCCATAGATTGTGCGGAACTCCTCATAAACGCGGGCATTGATATCCACAGCACAGATAACGAAGGACAAACGCTTCTTTATGACCTCCTCGATCATGACGTCTTTGATTACTGGGTAAATAAAGGGTGTGACATAAACCACAGAGATTATGGTGGCAAAGCGGTGCTGGATCTTCCGACTGACAACGAGTGGTGGATATATGATTTCAGTATTAATGCCCTCAAACGCCATGTTGATAGAATAGACAGCACGCCAGTATTATTTAAACATGTTTCAACTGAGGCTTTGCCTCTAATTGCTTTGCTTCATGAAAAAGGGCGTAATATCCTTATCGCTGAACACTGTTCCTTCGCATTATATGTCAAAAACATGAAGTACTTCTTTACCTCACTGAAAAAATATACCGATATCAGTCATGTTCAGTTTTATAATTGTTATCATGATAAACATATTGGTATCTACACCGGCATAGAAAGTGTGAAATGGTTCATTCGAAATGGTATCCGAATGGACGACGATATACTCAGACAGCGTTCTGACTCCGATAAGATTTTTTCTTATATCGCAGCAAGAGAGAAAAAAGACCTGTTAAAAGAAATGAAGCCAGAGATCCCCCGTTCATCTGTACGAAAAAGACTCTAAAACTCTGGAGTAAACAACCCTTTTCTTAGTCTGCAAGGATTCATTTAATGACCATTAATCTGATATGTCCTCGTGGGTATACTATTTGTCAAATGGTATACCTTTTTTAATCCAGATAATTAAATTATTTATCCCGTAACAACTTGACTTATTCATTTCATCGGTTATCTGTAGTAATAAACATGAAATAAAAGGATAACTATGAACAGTGACATGAGTAATGATGATGATATAACCAGAGTATCAAAACGCGGTAAATTCCATACTGACAAATTTCCTGAGAATGAAATACGACATCACTGCATCAGTGTCAGATTAAATGAAGAAGAATTAATTATTCTCGACAGTAAAAGAGGTCAGTATAAAAAAGGAGAATGGCTCAGGATGGCTTCCCTGAATAAACTCCCGCCGGTTCTGCCAGAAATCAATCGTGAAGCATGGATAAAACTTGGCAGCCTTTCACAGGATTTAAACTACCTGTTGAGTCATCTCGACAGCAAAAGCCCTGACAGCGAACTGACCCGTACAGAACTCTTCGCCCTGCGCAGACAAATCAAAACTCTCAGGGATCACCTTATTCCCTCAACATTTCTGGAGTCAGACCCATGAAAGGCATGCAGAAAATAAAAAGGGGTAAACAATTCACAGGTGTGGTTATTTATAGCCTGAAGTCAGGTTCTCACCACAAAATCACGCCTTATGTCATCGGTGGCAACATGACGGGTAGCACTGCTGCTGAGCTTATAAGTGAATTTGAAGGCACCCGACTGCTGCGTCCCGATGTCGCCAAACCTGTCTGGCATAATTCACTTCGCCTGCCAAAGGGTGAGAAACTGTCAAACAGACAGTGGGCAGCATTCGCTGACGATTATATGGCCCGAATGGGCTTCACTGACACCCATCTTCGCTGCTATATCATGCACGATGATCCGGATGGGCAGCATATTCATATCATTGCAAGTCGTATTAACATGGTCGGTGGAAAACTGTACCTGGGGAAAAATGAAAATCTTATCGGCACACGGATTATCAGTGAGCTGGAGAGAGTACACGGCCTCACCGAAACTACGGGTGTAACCGGCAGTAGCCGCCAGGATAAAAGGAAGCCTTCCCGTAATGAACTGATGATGGCAGAACGCACAGCAGCTCCCTGCCCTAAGTCACTGTTGCAGGCCCTGCTCGACAATGCATTAACACACCATCCCGATTTACTAACCTTTGTTCGCTTACTGGAACAGGAAGGAGTGACCTGCAAACCCAATATCGCCACTACGGGTAAAATGAGTGGATTTTCATTTCAATACCAGGGTATTGCCTTTAAAGCATCTCAGTTGGGTAAAAAATATGGCTGGTCTTCCCTGCAAGCACTGATTGATTTTACGCCTGAGCATCTGAGTTTACTGAAAGAAGCCCAGAGGCCAATAGAACCTACAACCGCGCCAGTGCCAGTGCCAGTGCCAGTGCCAGTGCCAGTGCCAGTGCCAGTGCCAGTGCCAGTGCCAGTGCCAGTGCCATCATGCGAGTCTGAAGAGCAGGCTGCAAACCGGGAAACGATTCTGGAGAAAATCCATCAGCTTGAAGAAAAAATTCGTCTGGAAAGACAACAGGAGACAGTGGGTATCATCCAGCTCAGGAGCAATCTGCACAATACAGCTCGTCAGATACCCCGCCAGCGTCGTCTGTATTCATGGCTTGTATTGCTCGTCCATATTGTGGCACTTCTCAGGCGCAGAGGCATGTCTCTGTTACATGCCACTGCACATCCTTTCCACCAAATCCTCCACCTACATATTCTGACACCCTGTCATCCCATGACAACAAATACCAATAAAGAACAATCATTTAAAAACAACAACCATCCTGCACCATAA